TATATATATATATATATAAGCCCAGTTTGTTATTTAGAATCCGTCTAAGAGAAACGTCGTCGAAAGGCGATTTTAGCTTATCAGTTGGTTAGCTTCGCTTATCAGTTGTAGCATTTCGCTTATCAGGTGACTAGTGTCGTTTCCAATCCTTAGTGGCTTTGCCTGACGGCTGTGCCCGAAGGCTTTGCCGGACAGCGAGCATAAGTCGGTAGTATTGTCGAACACGTGCCGAATGGTGTATTCTTAGTTTAGTAGGAGAGATTTCTCTCTCCTACGTAACTGGTTAAGCAGCACCCTCTGCATCAGGTTGGTATTTAGCCAACATGTCAGCCACGAGCATTTCGTCCGCAAGGGACAACGTACGCATACTAAGTTCGTACGGGAAATACTCGTAACGGTCGTGTTCATTAACACGTTCTTCACGAGACATTTTAGCGGCATACGGATTAACGAATACTTCACCTTGCGCAAGTACGTGTCCAAGCACGCTGATACGTGCCTTCTTGAAGATAACGTGCAATACTGACAACGGAGCTGTCATAACAGCGTTGGCAAGCATTGGCTCGCCCTGACCTTTGAGAATAGCTGCAAGCTGAATACGAGTGGTAAAGATATTACGAGTTACAGACTCGACATAATCACCACTTGCAGCATCTTTAACAAACTGTGGAAGATTGCGATTAACAACAATTGTTAATGCACCAGCATAACGACTACTATTATCAATGATATTAGTAATCATCAAGCTATCGTGATTCTCGAAATCAGGACGGTCAAGCAACAGACGAGTAATATCGTCTGCTTCCTTTCCGTGATACTCGGATAGGTCAACGATACGTGCATCATCATTACTAGCATCATTACTAGCATCATTACTAGCATCATTACTAGCGTTAGCTTTAGCTTCTTCGGCAGCTTTCTTAGCAGCTTCTTCGGCAGCTTTTCTAGCTGCATCATTAACTCTTGTTCCCATAATACAAATAAATTAAATGTTATAAATCGGTTAGCAACTGTTCAACCAATGTGCATCCTAACCACACACACAATGGCAATATGTTTATAGTCATTTGGTTTGATAGTAACTGCAATATGTTTATAGTCATTTGGTTTGACTATTCCAATAGTTCTTTTACTATATTATTTATGTCTAGTATCAATACTAGTACGACCAATAGTATTAAGAAACTATTCACATGATTGTCATACAACTTAATGTAACTTAGATGTATGAATACTGGCACACCTAGCATACTTAATGCCAAGTGTACCACTTTAATCTTATCACGAGTACTCATACGTATCTAGTATAATAACGTGAACAAAATTGTTCATAAGTCTCGCCTGCACGACCATGTTCTCTCCAATCACGTCTCTGTTTATTAACAACAGAACGATAAGTCGCAGTAGTCATAACAACTGCAACCAATAACAATATCAAGAATATCATAAACATTAGTATTAAATTAAACATTATAGCAATATGTTTAAAGTCATTTGGTCTTGACGGGGGTATTGGAATTGGTTTGAGAGCAGGGGGCTATCAGGGTAGGAGGTTCACCTCGATAAAAATATATTCATAAAAAATATATTTCTCCGGGGAGTAGTACCTACAATAGAAGTCCTAAGCTCGCTACCAATAGACTATATAACACTAATACTTTTAAGTTTACTATCTCTAAATCTCTTAGTATTGTTCCTAAGTTCATTAATAGTATTTCTAATATTGATTCTTCATTTAAGTCTTCTAAGTCTCTTACTTTCTATTGTTGTTAGTAGTCTAATTCTTCTTATAGAAGAACTATCCTATTTATTAATATCTATGATTCCTATAAGTCTTATTATTGTATTTAAGTTCTTAATCAGTCTTATTTATATTATATGGTATTAGTTGTATTACATTGTCTATTGTGTCTTATTGTGTAAGCCCTTTCTCCTCTTCTTCGAAGAGTTCGAAGATTCATTACTAGAGTTATAAAAATAGAATGGTAAGAATTATTCAATATTTTAACTTAGTATTAGGATTGCTAGGTTGTATACGAATGTGAACCAGTGTGAATGAAAGTGAAATTATACAGAGAATACAATTCTAAAGGTTTTTTAACTAGTTAGATATTGATGATATAGATATTATTCGTATACTTGTGCTATTAATGACTGACGGTTATATTACAGTCAGTAATGTTAGTCAACTTAATTAATAGTATTAATAATCTAATTAAAGTAATTATGCTACACTTAGAGAACAAAACTAAAGGAGAGACTTTCCTAGTTCCTCAACACATGGCAGAAATTGATTTCCAATATGTTTCTGAAAGAGTTAAGAATATTACTCCTTTCAAGCATTTTGGTATTGTTGCTATTATTCAGACTGCTAAACTTCGTGAAATTATTAATCCTGACTTAAAAGGTACTGGTAATACTAAGTTCATATTAGTTAAAGCTAATTATAGTGATGATGTTAAAGAAGGCGATAGAGCTTTGCTTAATCGTTTCTTATATGTCGCTCCTTCTGACGTATTTATGGGTATAGATTGTAATCCTCGTAGCAATGAACTTACTCCTTATAATCTTTCTGAATTTATTCGTAGTGACCAAGACTTAAATATAAGTATTGCTCGTGGTGAGATATTCCGTAAGGTTAGTACTGGTTCTGTTATTAGTTTACTTGGTAATGAGGTAAGTCCTTCAACTGTTGAAAAGAAAGGTGACAATGGTAAATTGATTACTACTATTGCTGAAACAGTAGTTTGTGTTGGTTATAAGATTGTTCGTCTTTCTGATATTCAAGGACAGAATACTATTGAAGGTCTTATTCCTAATGGTAAACCTCAAAAGTTTATTGTTGCTACAAACTTATTACAAGTATAATAGATGCCGTCTATTGATTTAAAAGAGAAGAGAGAATTGATGCTTAATAGAGCTGATATTATTGCTCTATTAGGTGTCACTCCCGAAGATGCTCTTATCATTAATGATATTGTTGATGATATTGAAAGCCAAGTAGTCAATAGAATTAAGACTATGGGGAGAGTTACAATTCCTCGTATCGGTTCGTTCTTTCCGAATGAAGGCAAACTCGATGCAATGGAGCATCATGCTTTAATGAAAGAGAAAAGGAAAGAGCTTACTCCCGAAGAATACAAAGAGTTTAGAAGAGGCCTTATATTGTCTAGGGTTGTTCAACGTCGTAGATTTAAAAGTCGAACTACTATAATATCTCGTACAATTAGATTTAATAAAGTTCTAGCTAGACGAAAACTTAGACAGTTTGGTAGAGATGAACGTGGTTATAAACTATATATGTATTTCTTTAGTAAGATGAAACCAGTTAATGATTCTGATTACTATATTAATCTGTTAAATAGAGAAGGTTATGATTGCGAAGATTTCTCCATTGGATTTAAGTGGTATGATTAGTGTTAATGAGCAAGGTTATCCCTATGCTCCTAACGTTTATCAGATACAGGATAAAGATGTAAGAGAGTTATATCTTCGTGATAATAGCGAGGATAAACTTCGGTATATTAAAGAAGCCGGAGTTATCTTTTATGTAGCCGACCCTAAATCTCCACCTAATCAAATGGGATATAGTCGTTCTGAAGCATTAGCTTCTGCAAAGACTAATTATGGTCTTCCTGCTGATTGGAATCCTGATGCTCTTATTCTTCGTCTTATTGATAGATATCATGAAGATAAAATGGGTGTTGCAGGAGAAGCTCTTGAAAGTATTCTTAGAGCTGTTCATAATAGTTCTCGTGCAGCAAATATTATTAGTGAGCAACTTACTAATAAGTTAAACTCTGGTTTACAAGCCGAAGATGCTTTACCAGTTATTGATTTAGTGACAAAACTAAATGGTATTATTAATATCATTCCTAATCAAATTAAAGCTTTAGGTGAAGCTAAACAAGCTGCTGCTCTTGAAATAGAGCAAAAGAAAGCTAGAGGTGGTAAAGTTGTTACTATGTCTATGTCCGCAAAAGATGCTAGTGATTTGGAAACTCAAGTAGAAGCTCAAAAGAGAGAGCTAGGATTAGTAAGTGATACAATTGTTAACGCTCCTTTACGGGGGAAATACGAGAGTACAAAATGATACCTGTAAAATCTGAATATAAACAAACAAAGTTATACTTTGATGAACCTACTCATAAGTATACTGATAATTGTGGTAATTCTTATATTAGTGCTACTACAATTATTCATTCTTATGTTCCTAAGTTTGATTCTAATTATTGGGCTAAATATAAAGCTAAAGAAGAAAATACTTCTATTAAAGATATAAAGAATCAATGGGATAAGATAAGAGACAAGGCTTGTGATATGGGTAATGTTTATCATAATAGCTTTGAAGAAGGTATTCGTCAAAATAGTAAGTTCTTTAATGCTATTAAATATCTTAATAAGCAAGAGAGTAAACAAATGGTTACTGTTGCTGATTTAGATGTTGTTGATAGTCATACTAAACTTCTTGATGTTGATGCTTTTATTGACCATACCGAAAACAAATACCCAGAAATATATAAAGTATTTAAGTTCTATACTGAAAGAGATTATAAGATTTATTCAGAGATAGGAGCTTTTCTTCCGAAGTATTTAGTTAGCGGTACTATTGATATATTGCCTATAAGAGAGGACGGATTCGTTATACTAGATTGGAAAACTAATCGTACTGGTCTTAGATTTCAGGCAGGTTATTATAAGAAAGATAAGAGTGTTAGACCTGTTCAAGAAACAGATGAATGGGTACATAAACCTGAAGATGTTCTTCTTCCACCTTTTGGCGGTCTTCCTAATTGTAATGGAACTACATATAGTTTACAATTAAACTTATATGCTAAAATGGTTCATCTTATTACTGGTTTACCATGTAAAGGTTTAGCTCTTTGTCATATTGAAGTTCCATTTATACTTAACCAATATGGTAGACCTCAAAGATTTAAAGACGGTTTTCATATTGATGAAAGTAAAACAGAAACAGCTAAGTGGTATAAAATATCTAGGCTAGAACCTGAAATAGATACTATGCTTAATATTCGTTATCAAACTATTAATGGAAGTCAGAAACAACAAATGAATTTATTTGTGTAATAATTAAAGTTATGAATAAATATAATATTAAGTTAATAGATAAATGTCGAACAGTTGATTGGCGAAAGACATTGGAAAGTAAAGGATATGTTTATTTCTCTACTGGAAAGTATAATCTTAATCTTATTGGAGTTCGTGCTAAAGAACGTGATAATAATGAGTTTAACGATGCTTTTATAATTGATTATTGGACAGGTAATAGTAGAAGATATACTCCTATTTATCCTTGTACTACTGACCCAGGATTTAAAAGTCTTGAAAAACCTGTTAATTTTAAAGGTTGTGCAATTCTAGTTCCTGGTCAATATCGTGGTTGTTTTAAGAAAGGTTATCATAAAGGACAGTATGTTGCTCTAGTTCAACATAAACCTGTTAAAGTATTCCGTGATGCTAACAAGGATTTTTATATGGACTGTGATGAATCTTCTATCGAGGAAGGTATGTTTGGTATTAATATTCATAAGGCAGGTGAAGCTAGTGTTGTTGTTGACGGTTGGTCGGCAGGTTGTCAAGTTCTAGCAAGAGGCACTGATTTTAGAGAACTTATGAATATAGTTGAATTATCCATTCCTATTTGGGGAAGTATATTTACTTATACACTATTAGAAGAAAAAGATTTGATAATATGAAACTAAAGAGCATTGGAATAGGACTATTAGTAGTAGTTATATTATTTATTGGAATTAGAGTATTCACCCATTTTGTTTCAAATAAGGAATATGTAGAAGTCCCACTTATCGTTCCTGATACTATATATCAGGATATAGAAACAAAGAGAGATAGTTTACAACTAGTAATAGATTCTATTCTCAATGCTCTTAATAATACTAATCAGTATGAGAAAGAATTTGATAAAGCAATTAGTGATACTGATAGTATTGCTATTCTCGAACGCTTCATATATCTTGTGTCAAAACCAGTCAGAGTTAAGAATCAAGAGACTAGAGACGAAGGTAGATAGTTTACAGCAATCACACTCCTTTATGGGGGATAGCGGAGCGAAGCGGAGCTTAGATAAAGAAGTATTAAGAATAGCCAATGCTAAGTTAATACTTTCAGAAGAGTACAAAAACCAATACGAATCCTACAAGAAGTTATATGAATTAAAAGTTCAAGATAACTACTTGCAGGATTCTGTTATATCTAAGCAACGTGAAGAAATAAGAAGGATAACTTTAATAGGTAATGAAGCTATTACTAATCTTAATAAGGAGTATAAAAAGTCTAAGAGATATAAAAAACAACGTAATGGATTTATAGCTAGTACAAGTGTGCTAGCTATTCTTGTTGTCGTATTATTAAAATAATTATATAGATTATGCAATTGTCTGAATATCCATTTTTCATGTATTACATGGAAGAAGATAAAGGAAAGAAGTATAAACATGCTAGTGACTTTGGATATAAAGACCCATTTGACCATTTCTTAATAGGAGAAAGTGGAGGATTCTTAATGAACATTGACCCAAATAAGAGATTTGTTAATACAGAGCTTCTTCGTCCTGCTGCTATTGCTTATGAGAAAGATGGGGTTTATACTAAGTTTGCAGTAGATAGTATGCCTTATACTAACTTTCGTAAACAAGAAACTCTTCGTAGACTTGTAGGTTTTAAAGCTCCATGTCTTATGGATACTAGAACTGGTGAGATAGAAGAGGTTTATATTACTGGTGAACATTATAACTTTATCAATTATGGGCGTATTCTTAAACTAGATACTAAAACACTTCGTGTTGAAGAAGGTAAAGTTACTGGACGTAAGATAAGAGGATTTCCACGATTCATAGATTGTCAATGGTGGTACTTCTTGATTAAACAGTTCTGTCGAGATAATGGTTTATTCCTTATAAATGATAAAACTCGTCGTGGTGGATTTAGTTATATGGAAGCTATTGGTTCTGCAAACTTTATTAATCTTACTCCTAATCGTGCTGTTATTCATGCAGCCAGTGATAACAAGTTCTTAGTTCAGTCTGGTGGTTTATCAGACTTTATGAAGAAACAGATTATCTTCTATGAATCTAATACACCATTTGTAAGAGGTATAGCTAAGATTGATGCTAGTGATTTTATCTTAGGTTATAAAGACCCTAGTACAGCCATTATTGATGATAACAGTTGGAATAGTGCTTGTATATCTGTATCTACTAAGAATAATCCTTCTGCCGCTGTTGGTAAAGATGCCGGAGAAATTAAGTGTGAAGAAATGTCAGAGTTTGAAAACTTTGATGATTTTATGGATGTTACTGAACCTACACTAAAGACAGGTTCTGTTACTACTGGTTTTCTTAATGCTTGGGGTACTGCTGGTAAAGCTAATGCTGGTTGGATTACATTTGAACAGAACTTCTATGACCCTAGAGGTAGAAACTTTATGGCATTTGAAAATGTATGGGATAAAGATAGTAGACTGGAAGTATGTGGTTATTTTAAACCTTATTGTTGGGGACTTGAAGGTTATAAGATTGGCGATGATAATCAGATTGCTACTCTTACATCTCTTGATGATGACGGTAATTCTGATATAGCTTTAGGTTTTCAGATAGCCGAAGAAGAACGTGCTATTGAAAAAGCTAAAAGTAAATCATTTGCTAAGTTTATTAGTTATTGTGGACAATATGCTAATATGCCTAGTGAATCATTTAGTTCTGTAAGTGAGAATATATTTAGTAGTGAGATACTAGATGAATGGGAACAAGAGCTAAAGATGTCTAATAAGTATAACTTCTATATAGACGGTAAGTTTGTAGAATATGATTCTGATAACTTTGAGTTTATTCCTAATGAACGTATTGCTGCAACTGGCGGTGTATATAGAAAAGACTTCTTTGATTATATTAAGAATGTTCCTCGTCATTCTAATGAAGACCCCGAAGGTTGTATTCGTAAATGGTTTAATCCTATTAAAGTTGAATATATAGATAAGAAAACTGGTCAGTTAACTAAAGGTACTCCTCCAGGGATATATAGTATTAGTTATGACCCTGTTGGTATTGATAAAGATAAGAAAGAGCTTACTAACAAACATTCTCATAATAGTATTAAAGTATGGATGAATCCCTGTATATATAATGGTTATCGTCCTAGACTATGTGCTGTGTATTATGGTCGTCCTGATGAACTAGAAAAGGCAGACAGAATATGTTATTACTTTGCAGTTACTTATAATTGTCTTGGTACAACTAATGTTGAAATCAATCGTGGTGAAACAGTAAGTAATTTTAAGAAGTGGAAAGCTGTTAAGTATCTAGGTTATCATCCTGTTCATCTTTGGGACACTAATATTAATAGTAAGAAGGTTAATACTATTGGTTATGATATTAGTAGTGAAACAGTGAAACTTGACGGTCTGCGTATGTTGAAGGAAATGTTGTATTCCCCCATAGGGAAGTTTGAAGACGGACGTGACATGCTTGTTCTTCATACTATATATGATTATCAGTCGGTACTAGAGTTAAAGAAATGGTCTAATACTGGTAACTTTGACCGTGTATCAGAAATGATTGTTAGAGGTATTGAATGGGCTGCTAATGATAAGTTTGCTAAAAAGCAACTTGAACATAGACAAAGAGTTCAAACAGAAAAAGAAAATTTTTGGAATCGTAAACGTTATTAATTATGAGTTGGTTAACAGAAAGTAACAGGTTAAAACATTTCCTCTATGCAATTCCATGTGGATTGTTAGGAATAATGTTTGTGGCAGGTCTTGCCGCTGGTATGGAGTTTAAAGATAAAATGTCGGGAGGAAAGTTTGATTTCTTAGATATTTTAGCTACATTGCTTGGCGGAATGATAGGATTCGTGTTAATGCTTATTATAGTAATAGCTACGGGTGCTATTGATTGGTATATTAATATACTTATTAAACTAAGCGAATTATTATGATTGATGCAAAGCTAAATGTTAGACTTGGGGATATGCCTAAACAGCGTATCCCTAATTCTGAAAAGGATGAGTATTGGGCAGGCAGAACAATAGATTATTGTATTGCTGCTGGACTAGCTTGTAACGATAGAACTAAGACTGAACAACTTCTTGAAATACTTCATGGAGAAATGCCTGACGAGTTTTATCGTAAGACACTTAATCCTTATAATGCTACTAAGGAAAACTTTAAGAGGTTTCCTGCTACTCTAAGAAATCTTGATATTATTAATGATGTAGTTCGTCGTTATTTATCAGAATATGTTAAGTCTCAGCATGAATTTATTGTTGGTGCTAATAATCCTGAAATTATTATGGCTCGTGATGCAGCTATTCGAGAAGATATAGTTAAGAGAGCTATGATAGCGTTTCAACAAGAAGTTCAAAAGAGAGTACAACAGCAACAAGCTGAAAATGCTCAACTAGAAGCTCAAGGACAACCAACACAAGATGTTGACCCAGCACAACTTGCAGGTGATGCAGAAGAGTTTGAAAAGAACTTTATTGATAATTATATAGATGAGATAAGTGCACAAGCACAACAACTATTAGAAGTTATTGATGACGTTCTTAACAATGAGACAATAATTCCGGTTGAGTATTTTAACTATATCACTACGGGGGAAGTTTATAGTTTCCATACTGTTCGTGGTAAGAAACTAATTAAAGAATATGTTCCTACTACTGATATGTATCCTGTTCCTAATGGAGAACAAATGGTATCTAAATATGATATTGTAGCTCGTAGAATGTTAATGAGTTACAATCAGGTAATAGACCAATTCTCTGATGAATTAACAGAGGAACAACTAGAATTTATAACTAAGTATTATAATCCTAGTACTGTTGGAGCTACTCGTACTCTTAGTCTTAATTCTTATACTTATTATTTTCCTGAAAAGTGTAAGGATTATAAAGAAGATACTGGTGAGATATTTCCGTCAGAAGGTTATGATTTAAGATTAAAGAATGGAGAATTGTTAGAAGTATGGCATGTTAATTGGAGAGGATATACACAAGTTAAGATACTAAAGTATATTAATGAAGTAGGTTTAGTTGATGAAATGATTGTTCCTGATAACTTTGAATTTAATTCTGAACTAGGTCATATTGAAATATCTGTTGTATATAAACCACAAATATATGAAGGTTATCGTATTGGAGGACAACGTTTCGGTATATATCCAGGTGGTGCTAAGCCTATTCCTTTCCAAATAGATGACGACGCTAGATTACAATATTGTGGGCTTCAAGAAGTCCTTCCTCAAATGGGAAAATTCTCTATTGTAGAAATACTTACTCCTTTCCAAATATTAATCAATATATTCTCTTATCATAGAGAAATGATGATAGCTAAGAATAAGATGTTTATTCTTGTTGCAGCCAAATCTCTATTTGGAGAAGATGCAGAAGAAGCTATATATAATATAGCTGCCGAAGGTATATTTCCATACGATGATGCAGAAGATATTAATAGTACTAAAGCACAATCTATTAAAATGCTCGATGCTAATATCTCTGGTTATATTACCGAAATATCTAATCTTATTGAATCTATTAAAGCCAGTGCACGTGAAATGGTAGATATGACACCGCAACGTTATGGACAAATAGCTACTAGTGCTGGTAAAGGTACTACGGAAGAAGCAATTATTCGTGGTTCAATGGGAACTGTTATTATCAATTATATGTTTGATAAGTTTCGTGAAGATGAATATATCGTAGACTTAAATAATTCTAAGCTAGCTTGGATTGACGGGTTAGATACTTCTTATTATGATAAGTCAGATAGAAAGCAATATATTTCTCTTAATGTAGAGAATCATACTCTCGGACAGTATGTGATTAAAGCTAAGAACTCTGATAGAGAAACAGAGAAGTTCGAGCAACTCAAAGAGTGGGCTTTCAATGCTAGTCAGAATGGAGATTTAATGTCAGCTATCGCAGCTATTACTTCAGGGAATATATCTAGTCTTAAATTAGCTATTAATCGTTATCAAGAAATTCGTCAGAAAAACGAAGAATCTCTTCGTCAACTAGACCAACAGTTAGAAGATGCTAAGAATAAAGCTGCTCTTGAACAGATAGCTGCAAAAGGCGAACAAGATGCTAGACTTGCCGAAATCAAAGGTTATTATGACCTTCTTGCTAAAGGAATGGATACAGAAGCTGCAATGGCTGCTCTAGCTAATCAACCTGCACAAACTGTACCACAAGATAACTCTGCCGAACTATCTTTAAAACAAGCTGAACTCAATGAGAAGAAACGAGCTAAAGACTTGGATATGATTAATGCTGCGTTAGATAGAGATAATCAACTAAAGATAGCTAAAGAGAATAAGAACAAATATGATAAACCAAAGTCTAGTAGTAGTTCTAGTAAGAAGTGAACACTAAGTTATAATTAGCTATATACCTTTCTCTATGATTCAGACGTGCCCTACGGATGCCTCCGTAGGGTTTTTCGTACCCATAAGATTGACGTAGACCGCATTTTTTTGACTTCTATTGAATTTTCCCCCTTAAAGAGATGAACTGTATTATAAAGCATTAAAATGCCGTAGCAAGCCTTAAAATGGCTTATTCTTTTGCCCTATGTTGAACGTTCGTTTTAACTGATACTATTCAACTCTTATATTACTTAAATTCAAATACGGGCTTTTCTAAACCTAATAGTAAGGTATTCAAACTAGCAAGAGTTGTATTTCTTATATTATTAGACTACATTTGACTTGAAAGTAATAATTAAAACATATTTATTATGCCAACTTTTAATAATAATAATTCTCTCGATTTAAGTACTACTAAAATAGATGATATATCTACTGTTGGTAGTGCAGGTCAAGGTGCTGGCTCTGGTAATAACGGTAATACTACCGGACAGGGACAACAAGGTGCTGGACAACAAGGTCAACAAGGTAATGGTAATGGTAATCCTGATACTAATCCTGATACTAATGCTAATAATGGTAATGGTAGTACTGGAAATCAAGGTCAGCAAGGTCAAGTGGATAATCAGCAACAAGACCCCTCTATGGGGGAAGTTAAGTTATCAGAAGGTGATACTATTAATGTAGACGGTGTAGATTATACTATTGATGCTGAAGGTAATGCTATTGCTGCTGACGGAACTGTATTCCGTACTGCTACTGAACTTGCTGAACTTATCGCTCAAAATGGTTCTGAACCAAGTGTTCTTAACCAATTACAAACTCGTTTCGGTTCTGACTTTAAAGATGAAAACGGTAATCCTATCGTATTTGATGATAATGAAGAAGGCATTGCTGCTTATGTTGAAACAGTAGTTCAGAGTAGAGTTAAAGAAGCTCAAACTGCTGCTATTAATAACTTATTTGAAACTTATCCTCAAGTAGAACAAGTTATTAATCATCTTAAACTTAATGGTACTCTTGATGACTTCGTAGAAATACCTGATAGAAGTCAGATTACTGTTAGTAAAGATAACGAAGAACAACAAGCTGCTTTTATTCGTGAAGAATGGAAACTTAGTGGTAAGAAAGGAGACGTAAACAAATTTATTGACTATTGTAAGAACGCTGGTATTCTTTATGATACTGCCGTTGAATCTAAAGAAGCTGTTGATAGCATATATGAATCTCGACTTGCTGAACAGAAAGCACAAGTAGAAGCTAAAGAAGCTGCTGCTGCTGCTGAAGAAAAAGCATATTGGGATAATGTAGAAAAGACTATTAGCAAAGGCGAACTATTAGGTTATAGTATTCCTGAACAAATCCAATGTAACAAAGACGGAAAGAAAGTAATGCTTAGTCGCAGAGACTTCTTGAAGTATGTGTCTACTCCTGTTGACAATGAAGGTAATACAGCCTATATGTTAGACGAAGCTAAAGTTGATTCTAATGCTCGTATGCAGGATGATTTACTTAAAGCATTTCTTAGGTTTACTGGTGGCGATTATGCTAGTCTTGTCGGTATGGCTGTTAATAAGCAGAAAGTTCTATCTATTAGAACTACCGCAGCACAAACTACTGGTAAAAGGACTGTTATTATCAATAGTAAAGGTAATAATTCTAAGACAGTTGATAATGACCAACTAGTCTTGAACTAACTAAATTAAAACAAATATGTACAGATTAAGAGAAGTCGAAAGAGGTAAATATGATGATAGAGGTTACTCTAATGAGCAATCTCTTGCTGCCTTAATGATTCAAAAACCGGAGGAAATCAACAACTTCCTGACTTACACTTATGGTATGGAAGATGACCGATTCCCGCTAACTTTCCTTACTGAAGGACAAGGTGCTGCTGGTGTTCGTGACATTACTACTGTTGAGTGGACTTGGAAGACAATGGGTCGTCAGAGATTTAATGATTACATTGTTTGGGCTGACACTGGTGATACTACTCCTGGTATTGGTGGTAAACCTATTAAAGTCGAGTTTGCTACTGGTCTTATTATTGAACAGTATGGTTTGCTTGCTCCTGATGGTAAGACAACTGTTCGTGTAATGCGTGACCACGGTGCAGGTAATCATGGTGGACATCTGTATTCTTTGCAGCTAAAGAATCCAGATAAGAGTGCTTATGTCGACCCAGCTAACTTTGAGAAAGGTAAATACTGGTGTATGTTAGCTCCGTCTATTCCTGAATCTTATTCTAAGGGTAACAAGACTAATGTTATGGGTCCTGGTGTTATGAAATCCCAGTTAGGATTCAAACGTTATAGCAAGGAAATTGCAGGTAACATTAGTAATGTTATTGTTAGTTATGCTTTCAAGACAAAAGGCGGTGGTACTGATACTCGTTGGATTAATGAAGAAATGCGTCAGTTCGATGTTCAGATGCGTATCTCTAATGAGATTGACTTATGGACATCTCGTTACAATCGTACTGTTAATGGTACTATTGATATGAAGGATTGGGATAATGACCAACCTATTCCTGAAACTGCCGGAATGTTTGAAATCCTAGAAGAATCTAACTACGATACTTATGGTGAATACTTGCCTCTTAGCAAGTTAAAAAGAACTATTGGTGATGTAGTCGATAAAGATACTGATACTGGTTCTATGGAGATTACTCTCTATGCAGGTAAAGGTGGTATCGAAGATTTCGACATGGCTATTCGTGAAGATGTTAAGTCAGAAGGATTCATTACTCCACTTGGAGAAAAGATGATTGGTGAAGAAGGTGGTGGTCTTACTTATGGTAAATACTTCCGTAAATATAAGACTATTGACGGACATACAGTTACTTGTGTTCATCTTCCGTTCTTGGATAAATCGCCTATTGCTGAAACAGCAAAAGCTAATGGTCTTATTCATCCTCGTACTGGCTTGCCTATGACATCTCACAAACTGATGTTCATTGACAATTCTGTATATAACGGAAATCGTAATGTTCGTATGGTACGTATGAAAGGTCAGTCTTATCTTGTTGGTGTATTGAAAGGTCTTACTCCTATTCCACCGTCTTGGGGTTCTGTTCCTAGCAATTCTATATCTACGGATATTGATAAATCTCAATATGAAGTTAAGATGTCTCGTGGTCTGCAAGTTGACAGACAAGAGAAGATGTTCATGTTGGAGTGTGTACTCTAAAGTTAAACAATTAAACTAAATTATAATGGAAGGACAAACACCAAAAACCGGTACATTCGGTAGTAGTCTAGCTAATCCAAATCCACAGTTTGCAAGTATTCCGCAGACTAAAACTCCCGAAGCTCCTAAACAAACCTATGAACAAATTCTTAAAGAAGAAGATGGTTTAGACAAAGACTTTCTTGAAGAAAGATATATTGTAATAGCTCTTGCTACTGATATTACTATTAATTCTGTTTATCGTCAAGTTAATGCTAGATACATTGCTGAACGTCATGATAGTATTGGTGGTAGTATTAATTCAGCTAGAGTCTTGACTAGCAACTATGAAGAAATGGCAGCTTATATGCCTTCTCTTATTGGCTGTTCTCCTAACGCACAAGAGTATGTTACTAGAGTTCAACGTTGGTTTAATAGTATATCTATTCCAGTTGACGGTGACGGAAAGAAACTCAACTGTTCGTTCCAATGGAGAAAGAAAAGAGATTATCTGAATTATAAAATAGATGAAACAGCTATCATAGAAGAATATGATAATGCCGAAAAGTCTAATCCTAAACAGTTGAAAGATGCTATTGCTAGATATGTCAATAAGATTAATGCTCTTGAATCTACTCGTTATAAATATGGACATCCTATTAAAGTAGATGATTATCTTGCATATCGTCATTGCCTATTATATCCGATTGTAGCTAAAGACGTATCTGTTATTAGTTTTGATTCTCGAATCAAGTTCTACATAAAAGATGAACAACGTGAAGCTAATCGTTTGAAACGTAGTCGTATTCAGGCTAACAAAGCAAGACGTAATTATCTTGATGCTATTGATAATGATGTTAAGTTCAAAGCTATCTTTGTATGCTACTGTGCAAGCAACAAACAAGATGTATTGTCTAACTTGTTACTTGACCGTACAATTCAAGAAAAGATTCTTGATGAGTTCGCAATTAAAGAGCCGGAGAAATTCAACAAACTGTTTAACAATTCACAAGTTGAACTTCAAGCGTTTATTGAAGAAGCTATCGCTAGAGGAGAACTAGTTCGTTCGGAAGTTAACCAAACTGTTTTAACTCCTGAAGGCGGATTCATTGGAGCTAACATGAAAGAAGCATTAGCTTATTTCAGTAATCCTGAAAATGCTGACTACAAAAAAGCACTTGAAACTAAACTTAAATTATAATAACTGGTTATTATGAAAGTAAAAGAGATACATAACGAGTTCATGCTTTTAGCCCAACAAATGGGTATGAAAAGTGTCCGAGCTATACTTCCTGAAGAGTTAGACCGACTAATTAATTTAGAGGCTATCGAATATGTCAAAGACGTTTTCTCTCGTAAGGGTAATCGTGAACTCGATGGTATCTCTGATAATGTTATAAGATTAACAGAACTTAGTAGCCTTCATACTAGTATTAAACTAGAAGCTGAACAAGGAGATATAATGTTTGGTACAGGTTATAAGATAGAATTAAATAATTATACTACACCAATGTTCTATACATCAGTTTACTCCTTTAAGGGGGATAAATCTTATCGTTGTAGATTGATTGACTTAGACTTAGTTAGTGAAACAATGAATGATTATCATTCAAAATCTATTGTTATAAGTCCTATATGTTATAAGACTGAATCAAATATTGAAGTTATAGCAACGTTCGAGATAGATAAGTTTCTAGTTAATTATATTAAATATCCTACTCCTATTAGTAGTGTAACTGATACTACAAATGAATTATCAGATGTTGCTATGAAGGAAGTTATTAAGAGAGCAGTTAATACTTATAATGCTATTTCTAATAACAATAGTTATGAGAAAGTTTCAAACGAATTATCTAAATTAGAATAAAATGGAAAGACTGTTATTTGCAGGTAATGTTGCATTAGCTACTACTCCCGCCACTTTAGCTGCTGTTAATGCAGCAGGTATTACAGAGGGTGCTGTTGCTCTTTACGACAACGAAGGTGCAATCATCTCGAAAGCTCTTACTAAGAACATTCCGATGTTTACCTTGTTTGTTGGTGGTGGAGCATTTGCTAATAAGAGCAAGTATACCAATATTGTATCTGATATTGATACTAGACGTTTCTCTTATGTTAAGAGTGTCTATGCTGCCGGAACTAAATTTAGTGCGGAAATTACTGTTCCTACCCCCGTAGAAGGAAAGGATTATACGTTAACTATGGCTAAAGCTCATACTGTTCTTAATGAACGTTATAAGTGGTCGGCTAGTGAGCGTGCTCGTGAAGGTGATACTGCTGCTATTATTGCTAAGAAGTTAAGTACTCAACTTAATTCTCTTGGTAAGAATGAAGGATTTACTGCTAGTGTTGCCGCTGCTAAAATTACCGTAACTGGTACTGATTATGAAGCATGGAATCTGATTGCAGGAGATTCATTGTTTGGAGTAAATATTACTACTACAAAAGCTGTAAAACCAATTAATGATGATGCTGCTCTTAAAGAATTGCAGATTCGTTGTATTGGTGGTGAAGGTATTAATTCTACTAGCAATGATGCTCGTAAGTTATATACTTTGCCGGAGTTCTCTAATGCAGGTGGTTGGACAGTATATACTCTGACTTTCTATCCACACCGTGACCTTCGTAGTGGTAGCACCGAAAATGTTAAGACTATAATTCATCTAGCTATTCCGACAGAAGCTGCACAAATTGCTACTCTTGACACAATCTTGGCTTCTATCAATACTCCGGCTGCGGCAGGAGCTTAAAGCAAGGCTTAAAGAATAACTCGTAATAGTTTAAATAAAGGGGTTGCTATTAGTATTTAATATTAGTAGTAATCCCTTTAATCATAGATAGGGATGAATGAAATTATCGAATCTGCTCTTAATCAAGGCTTGAGTTCCTTGATAACTATTTCTATTTTCCTACTATTATATAAATGGTTGGATAATAAGAAGAAGACTGAAAGCGAAAAGTTTGTTAGTTCTATTAGTAGTACTCTTGATGAAGTATCTAAATCATTGCTACAAGTCTCAACGTTTATTACTGATATTACAAAGAATATCATAGATAAAGATAAAGACAAGTGTAAGACTGCAATAGAAGATTCTATGTTCGCTTCGGCAATGAGATTGACTATATTCGTTACTAATACTGTTATTAATAACCACGTCCATACTAATAAAGATAATATACTTGCTAATATCCATAATATAGTTAATACAGAGTTTTACAGTGTATTCTCTAGCTTAGCTTTATATAAGATTAATGGAGTAAAAGCTAGTGATAATATGAAAAAGGATTGGATGCCGTCAGTGGAGAAATCTATAATAGAAATAGTGTTTAATGACAATCTTAGTAAAGAAGATAAAATATCTAGTTTTAATAATAAAATAAACTTGAAGTTTCAGTCTTACATAACTTATATAACAAATAATACATTAAAGTAATGGACATAAACTTCGATAATGTAAATAGCAAATTGGTTGATAGAGGTGTACAAGTTGTACACCTCTCTACCATTGGATTCGTTCTTACTAATGAAGATATATGTAGATATAATGCTATGACTATTCTTAGTCACATGCAAAATGTAGAATCTAAACTTAGTGAGAAACAACAACAAAATCTAATTGCAATGTATAACGAATTAATAGTAATGCAATGAGAAAGAACGAAAATGGAATGTATACTTACTTGGATGTTCCTAGTAAGTATAATTGTGTTTATAAAAGATTGCTTATTAAGTTAAGTGACTTAGGAGTAGACATGATTAAAGATTGTACTTCTACTTGTAAAGGTATCAATCGTCAAGTCATTAATTGTTGGAATATGTTTCAATCTGCTTGTGCTGCCTATACATTAGGTTATTGGAAACAGGCAGATTTACTCATTAATTATATTAATGTTTCTTTAGCTTTGAACTGTACTGAATATACTACTGATGAGAAACCTGTATTTATGACATTTGAACTTAATATTCCTATATCAATTACTGGTGCTCAACAGATAAAATATAATGAAGCTACATTTGTTATCGCTAATAAAGAATATGCAACTAAAGATACTCTTACTATATATCAAGTTATTAACGAAAGAGAAAATATTATAGCTTCAGGATTATCTATTGATAGTCCGGCTAAGTTTAATGAATTAACACTTAATGCTCAAGTAGGACAAGTTTATATATTTAGAGCTAGTATAGAAGGAGAAGACGGTGAAACATATTATTCTAATGACTTTATTGTCGAATGTAAGTCTATTCCTAAAATGAATGTTATGTATTATGGACATACTGATATTGCACCACAGACATTTCAAAATATGTCTGTTAGTGATATTATAGCACTAGAAGGTAATACTCCTAGAACTATTACAGGAGATAAGAATAATACATTTACTATTCATCAAGAAAAGAAGATTCATTATCTTCTTATACCTGATACACTTATGACGCTTGTTAAAGCTGAATATGGTACTATTCTTGTTACTACTCTTTGGGACGGTTCAGACGGTGCTTATAAGACTAACAATCCTGGTGGTATTGTTGACGATATACATTATAAAGTATTCTTCTTATATTCTCCTTCTGTATTTGATGATACTATTCGTATAACCTGTAAAAACAAGTAATATGAGAAAAGGAATAAGTATAGGTCAACCTATTATTAATAACAGCGTAGATGATAACTATAACCCTCTACCTGATATTGATGCTAAGTACGGACCTTATAGCAGTATTAAAGAAGCTCTTGAAACTCTTACTCCTGAATTACGTAGTGTTGGACTTACTATTGGTATTAAACATAATAATAGTATTAATGAATATTGGTTTAATGGCGGTATTGATAACGAACATTTGGTTATTAAACAAGCCGGTGGTGGAGATAAACCTATACAAACAGTTTATATTCAAGATACTCCGCCAGCTAATATTAATGCTCTTTGGGTAGATACTTCTGGTCTTGGAACAGCTCTTGAAGAGGATGAGAAATTAGCTTCAATAATTCAAGCAATTCAAGTTATACAAAACTACCTTGATACTATTGTACATCAGAGAGACTTAATTATAAATCCTGGTCATGTTAGTAATACCTTTACAAAGTCGGTTCTAAAAGAATACGAGCCTATTGACCCAAATACTGGACAGTTAGCTATTCATGTTGCAGCTGTTGATGAAAGTCTCGAACCTGAAACAGACCAATATGAACCTAATACTAAAGCTGTTCGTGGTCATTATGGAACACTTAAAGAAATTCAAGATAATTTTAATGACTTCGTAGATTACGAACTTCTTATTGCTACTGATGTAAAACGTCTGTATACTAAGATTAATGGAGAACCTGTTAATCTTACTGGTAGTGGTTCAGGAGGTGGAGGTAGTATAGATTATGATGCTTTAGACAAATTAGATACTATTGGATTTGTTGCACCGAACGGACAAATATATCGAGTTAAGGTAAATAACAATGGGCAATTAATAGTATATAAGAAAGAACTAGATACAGCTCAAGCTGAACCTACTGGTGGACAAGAAGACCATGAAACTGGTTGGATATATGTAACTACATTATATCTACAAAAGCTATATATCAATTCATTATATTGTGGTGGTATTACAAGTGATGAATATAGTTATAATCCGTGCTCTCATAACTTCGTTGAACTTAGTAATCTTACAGGTAAAGATATATCTCTAAAGGGATTATCATTACAGTATGGTACAGAAGGGGGAGATTGGGAAACACTTCCTTTATGGGGGAATATCAAAGCTGGTTCGACATTCCTAATTAGAGGTGCTCAATGTTCAGTAATGAATATTAATACTACTCGTATTAAAGTTGAGAACTATGATATGGAATGGATAGCTAGTGACGGTAATCCTATTAAGTTTGATAATAAGAAAGCTAAGTTCTTCTTGACTTGGGGAACAGAGCCTAGTTCAGTTGCAAATCCTTATAATAACGCGACTTCCCCCATAAGGCTATCTAAAGGTTATATTGATTTGGTTGGACTACAAATACCTAATGCCGGTGATGCTGATAAAGTTGATGCTTCTGAAAATACTGCTTATGGTTATCTTAGTAGTAAGTATTTGTTTACTAAGTATTATACTATGGATAATGTTAAGCAAGCTACTAAAGCTCTTAGTGCTAGAAATAATGCTAATGATATGTACTTTGTTAACCTAGAAGCTGATGTTATTCCTAGAGTAGAATCTTATACTCCTAGAGCTAGTTTTGAGAATAAGAATATATTCTTTAATAAGACTTTATTAGATAGTACCAAACCTAATAAAGTCACTATGACTTTAGGACGCAAGGCTTGTTATACTATTAATGAAAGTAATGAGCCTAATGATGATGCTAGTAGATGTTTTAATTGGGTTTCCGTAGGTTACTATGATGAATACTTATGGTATCGTGCATACCGTAGTGATAATAGTTATACTGAATGGACTAAAGTGGAATCGTTTAAGAATGAAACTGGTGTTCGTAAATACTATAATCGTATTAGAGCTATAACTACTGACGGTACTCCGTTTACTACTCATAAGGTAATACTTACTCATCTAGGAGAACAATATGATACTCATACAAGAGACAAGAATGTCTATTATGAATATTACGTAGGTAGAGACGAAACTTATAGGAGCGATGTTCGCAGGTTTGTAGTTATGAGTGAAAATATGGAAAATGATGCTCTTAACTTTGTTCAGACTTCCGACCAACAAGGTTTTAATTGGGATGAATATAATGTGTGGAGAATAGCCGCTGACCAAATAAAGAAGGACTTTAATAGATATGAAACTAGTAACATATCTATGTGCTACTTTATGATTAATACTGGTGATATGACACAGAATGGTAATCGTATTAATGAATGGTTAGATTACGAAGCTGGTAGAGCATCTTTATATGATATTGCAGAAATGGTTACTGTTGGTAACAATGACCTTACTCCTGCTAATGTCTATGTTCTTGGTGACGGTGGAGATGATTCTAAAATCAATGCTACTAACATTCGTTTTTTCTATTGTTATGAAATGGATGAAGAAAATCCTCCTGTATTTACTGTTGAAGGAAAGGAAATATTCGTTGAATCATTATACTCATTCGATGTTGGTCATACTCATTTCTTATGTGTTAATAGTGAGATAAGTTCTAATACTGAACGAAGTGTTTATGGACTTTCTACTACCGGAGTAATGTATGACTTAATAAAACAATGGTGTGAAAGAGATGATGTAAAAGCTATTAATGCTAAAGCTAAGATAGCTTATTGTCATGAAATGCCTTTTACTATTATTACTCAAAATCTTATTAATTCATTCTATTGGGACGGTAAAGAAGATACTAGCGTAGAACGAAGCGGTAGTCGTTTGAACTTTAATACCACTAAAGCTAATGCATATTGGTTCTCAAAGTTCTTACAGACCCATAATTACCGTTTATGTCTTGGCGGACACAAACATACGTACAGTTGCAGCTATCCCATTTTAGAGAACGAAAACAGCTCTATGAAGCCTATCATACAGGTCACTGCGGACGTTCTAAAGAAAGATTTTAATTCAGATGAATTATATACCGAAACAGCCGAAGGAGCTTTACAAGGGCAATCTTTCCCTAAATCTTGGGAGAATAATGCGAATTTCGATATGCTTAAACATTTGTGTACGTTTCAACTGGTTGAGGAAATTACAGCTCCTATATATTTAATGTGTCAAGCTACGGGATATAAACATACTAGTAATAAAGAATTACCTAGTCCTAATATTCCGTGGTTAAGGTATTTCTTTCCAGCTAGTATTACTATTAATAGTAAGACAGATGTTACAGCTAAAGTAAATGCAGGTCAACGTTATCCTTTTTATATTAAGTATTTCCTTAATAAAGGTGAGGTTGATGATTCTACTTATTATTATCAAGCAACGATTACTGTCAAAAAGTTATCTAATGTATTTAATAATTCAGGTAAATACAATGTTAACATAGAAGGTCTTAATCCTAATTACAGTGTTGTTGGTGGTAATGGTGAAACTAATAATGGTAATGATATTATAAATATTAAATTTCCAAATTATAATATTGAATAATTATGGCAGATGATATTAAAAGATATAATCCTGATACTGGAACTTGGGATATATCGTCTTCAGGTAAAGCTACTGGAATTGTGGTCGATGACCCTCGTCTTATTGACCCTGACCTTGTAGAAGAAGGTAAGACTACGGAAAGTCTTAATGATGTTCTTGTTCGCCACGATGAAGCATTGAAGAAACATGGTGGTTATATTGCTTGGCTTGCCGAACATGGTGGTGGTGGAAGTGGCGGTGACGGAGGAGCTACCGGAGATAAAATAACACTTACTAATGGTAATATAGTAAAAGAAGGTAATACTAATTATCTTTATTCTACTGTAACTACTAATATTAAACTGGAATATCTTATTACTTCTTCTAAGAATAATAAGCGATATTTTATTACTGTTACTCTTGACGGTAATAAAATTATCGAAGGTAAAGAAGCATGGACTAATACTCCTGGAATTCTTAATATTCCGCAGTTAGACAGATTCTCTTCTAATAGTAATCACTCTGTTGTAATTACAGCCAATGATACAGACGGATTCTCTGCTGAATCATATCTATTAAATATAGTAGAAGCAAGTATTAAACTTGCTAGTTCTGTATCAGGAAATACTGCAACTGTTGGTATTGATTACTTCTTTACTTATAGTATTACTAGTAAGATTATTGGTTCAGATGTTAATCTTGTAGTTACTAATGTAACTAATGGTGCTAGTAAAACTATTGAATTAGGTAAAACTACTTCTACTGCTCCTAGACAAGTCAATGTTAACTTATGGGATTTAGGAAGTATTATTGCTGGTAGTTCTTATACTATACAGGCACAAGCATTTACTTCAATGAATGAACAAACTGTTCAATCAGATAAGGTGACAAATCGTGTAGTAGTAGAAGACGGTGTAAACCTAGTAGTACTTGTAGAAGGTATTACTAGTAAGGCAGAAGTAGATTCAGGAGTTGAAAGAACTAAGTTCTCTCAAAGCGGTAATATATCATTTGCATTCACTCCGTATCTTGCAGGAATAAGTCTTATCTATTATGCTGTTAGAATAGAACATAATGGTATTGTTAAAGATATAGGTTACTTTGATGAAGGAAACTATGATAATAACCAATATGTGCAGCGTGGTAAACAACAAGTATTTAGTTATGCTATTCCAACTGAAGGAGAAGTATTAGGTAATTGGAATATAACTCTTCGTTGTTGGTCTGAAAAAGGTGACCCTATTACTGATACTGTTTTAGCTTGTGAAGTTGTATCTAGTTCTCAAGCACTTATTGCTGACCAAAATCCTAATAATAGTAGATACGCTAGTTGGCATATTCGTCAAGAAAGTTTTCCACAAGTGTCTACTACTAAAGTTTGGACAAGTAATGAACCTTCGTTTACAGTTCCTGGTGCTATTGAACCTAGCGGTGCTACAACTGAACTAAATGTATATAATACTAATGGTGTTCTTTCAGGTTTCTTAACAAAGAACGGACAATCAATGTTACGTATATCAGGAGAGGCTTATGGAGTAATTGACGTACAACCATTTAAAGATGATACTAGTACTCTTAATAACTGGTCAAGACAAGGCTTTGGTATATCGTGTACATTCAAGTCAGATAGACATCCTTTCTCAAATAGAACAGTCTTCTTTATAGGGGATTACAATACAGATGAGCAATTCTCGGAAGGTATTAAAATAGGTCTTGAAGATATTACTTGGTCTTATACTGACGGTAATATTAAAGAGACTATGAGTTGTAAGATACAACAAGATGTTATTAATACTGTTGATTTTATAGTTAATAAGAATCCAGGAAAGATGGTTGTTGCTATCTTTATTAATGGTATTCTTAGTACAGCTCGTGAAATAAAGAATGACTTTACTTGGAGAACTAGTTCAAAGATATATCTAGGCTGTGATATTAGTAATGCTGGACGAATTCAGAATTTTGCTGATGTTAACTTCTATGATATTAAGTTGTTCCGTGTTCCTGCAAATGATAAACAGATTGTTATCAATGCGATGAACTCAAAAGCTAGAGCAACTCTATTAGCTAACGGTAGTGTAGATTTTACAGAATACAACAGAATGAAGTTAAGAAACTTCTTTTCTACTTCTGATTCTGAACCAAACTCAACACTTTGGGATGATATTAATCAGACTTATGCTAATGTTAACTTTAATAGTCTTATTTCTGATACTACTAAAGTACTTCCAGTAGATATTATGTTGATTAATTGTGCTAATACTGGTTTTACTCGTGCTGTATTTGAGGAAATAGGTGGACAGAATAATAACTGGTATACTGGTTGTACTATGAGTTACTTTAGTCCAACTTCTGGTAAATCAAGTTCTGAATATACTACTGATGTCGCTGTTTCTAAACAAGGTACATCTACTATGAACAATCTTATTAAGAACTTAGAAATAAGATTTGATAAGATGCTAAAAGCTGATGACGGAGATAACCTTGATTATGAGTTATTCCAACCTAAAGAGACTTGGTTTCCCGAAAGACAGTTCACTCTTAAAGCTGACGTTGTGGATAGTGCTCATGCTAATAATGCTTCTATTGGTAAATGGATTAATGATAACTCGGATTTCTTATTCGAGAAAACTCCACCTATGGAAGAGTTAGAAGCTCACCGTCCAGTAGATACTCGTGATAGAACTGTTAAAGATAAAGTAACTATTAAACAGACACTTGAAGGTTTTCCTATTATTCTTCTTATTCAGTTTGATGGTGAGGAAACTCAAACTATGCTTGGTATATATAGTTTTAACTTAGGTCGTGGAGCTTATTATAATATGGGTTTCCGGTTTATGAAAGACTTTACTACTAAGATAAAGAACACGTCCGGAGAATATGTAGATAATAAGTTACCTGCTTTTGTTACTTCTTATCATACTTATGCTCAAGATGAAATGTTTGGAAACATAGACCAACGTAAGGTTTATTCTTATGAGTTCGGTGAAAATGCAAATATAATTGTAGACGGTGATAAGACATTACCGTTAGCTTTGTTTATGCAAGATGACTTATCTATTATAAAGCATGTAGGTGAGTTTAAATATAACGGTGGTAACTGGTTAGAACCAACTGCTCCTGTTACTGATGATAATATTTGGAGAGTACTACAAGAACTATTTAGTATCTTTGCTCAAATGACTACTTCGACAGTTAAGAAGTATATTTGGAATGAATCGGTAGGAGGATATGAAGAAACCGAAGGTGAATATCCTGCACAATCTAGTTGGTCTACTCTTGCTGCCGAACTTGATACTAAGTTCTCAATAAGAAATGCTTTTTCTTATTTATTAGTATGTGTAAAATACGGACTTGTCGATTCTCTTGGTAAGAATATGACTATTGTATGTTATGATATTAATGGAAGTAAGAAATGGTTTATTAGATTTTATGATATGGATACGGCTAATGGACTTGATAATGTTGCTCTTGAATCTGTTGCTAAAACTGCTTGGTTGGATAAATTTAGTAACAATGATAAGAATGATGTTAATTCATTAGTTATTACTAAGAATGCTGCTGACGGTGGATATGATACTTATAGTTCTCGTATGTGGGATGTATTAAGAGATACTGTATTTGCTAATACTGGTGTATATGATAATTCTCTTGAAGGACTTTGGGATTTATGGAGAAACAACGATAATATATGCAAAGATATTAATAATTATGTAGATAATTACTTTGCAGCTCAAACAGCAAATTGTGGTGAACTTCTATTTAATTATGACTATAATGTTAAGTATCTTACAGCTTACGTTGGTGAAGCTGGTGGTGAAGCGTCTTATGCTAATATAGAGTTCTTACATGGTACTCGTGTTGAATATGTTCGTGACTGGTTAAAGAAACGCGTTTGGTTCTTTGACGGAGTGTTTAAATACAGTAATGCTGCAAATATTCAACCTTATAATAATAAAGGAACGTTTTCGGCAGGCGGTGCAGAAGCAACTAATCCTAAGCTGGTTGTTACTTCCAATTGTCCGGCTATATTTGTAGTTAACATTGGTAATACTACTGATACTAGATATTTCTTAGAAGAAGGCAAACCTACTGAAATTAGATTATCTCCTATTAGTTCTTTCAATACACAAGTTACTATCAATAATACTCCTCAAATTAACGATATAGAAGGATTAGGTGGAATGAGATTCCAAAGATTCATGTCTAGTATGAAACTTCCTAGTTTCTCTAAACTAGATTTATCGTCTGTCGATACTCTTAGTGATTCTCCTATTCCATTTGAAACAGTATTCGTTAATGACGAAGATTTCTCTGATGTTAGACATATTGATTTAAGTAATACTAAGTTTTGGAGCGGTAATACTGGACAAGGTACATTTACAGTTAATATAGAAAAGTATATTAAGTTGAAAGATTTGAATATATCTAGTTCTATTGTGACTTCTATATCTTTACCTAATGCTTCTCTTTCTTCTTTGAATATTACTAATTCAACAGTTGAAGGTATTAGTCTTGTTAATCAACCGTTCTTGGAATCATTAGATTTCTCCGGTTGTAGGAGATTAAAAACAGTTACTATTGATTCTTGTGATAAGATTACTGAATTGAATCTTAGTAATCTAGGAGACTTACATACTATTAAGATTACTTCATGTCCTAACTTAAAATCTATTGTATGTACAAATAATGGTAACTTAACTACATTCAATGTATCTAATTGTAATAATGTCGAAACAATTAATATATCGTCATGTGCAAACAGAAATCTTATTGTTTATATTGTAGGTGCTCCTAATATTAAGACACTTAATATGTCTAATACTAATACAGCTAACGATATTCAAGCCGCATCTGAACTTCCTAAACTTAGGACATTGAATATAACTAATAGTCAAGTTAAAGCTATACAATACGGTAATGCTGCAATTCCTACTTATAATGGTAATAAGATATTTGATGTTAGTCAATTAATCGACTTACAATTCAGTGTTAAAAACGCCAAAGGTGTACATTACTTTAAGTTTAATAATAATAAGGAACATCCTTTCAATGTAGGTTCTGCGTTCTTTGTTGGCTGTTCTAACTTAAAGAGAGTATTTGGACATATTAGTCTTAATGGTAATGGTGTATTCGATCAATGTTCTAAGTTCCATATTCACGAACCTAAAGAAAAGGTAAAAGGTATTACTCCTGATTATAATGGCGAATGGTTTGGTCCAGATACTAATACTGAACAAGGTTCTGTTGATTGGAGAAATAATACTAATTTATCTACTAACTTTAGTATTGGCACTACTAATGGTAACGTTATGTTTAGAGGTACTAATTGTAGTATATATGACGTTTATTATTTCTTATATAAATGTGATAACGTTACGACTCTTAGTAGTTGTTTTGCTAGTGTTACAAATATTAAGTGGGATTTGTTAGATAGTCCTCGTAGAACTATGTTCAATCACTGTACTAAAGTTGTTGATATGAATTCTATATTTTGGGGATTACCTACTCAGAATTTTAAAATATTTACCAGTACTTATGAAAATGGTTCTACTGAACATAATGGTTTATTTAGTCCTCTTGTTAGTTTAAAATTTATAGACAATGCTTTTAATTTTGGTGGAACTAAATATACTGATTCTACTTTCTTAGCTAAGTTTAAAGGAAATGTAGATTCCAAGTTAATTAAATTAAACAATATTATTTCAAACATTAAATTTGTAAATAATATTAATAGTTCTCCTAATGATAAAACTATTGCAAATAATTTATTTGCCGCTAATTCAGGAAATTTACTTGTACGATTACCTGAACTAGAATATATAACTAATATGTTTAATGGGTCTAATATTTACTTTAATCAAACAACTGATGAAGATGTGGAAGACGGAGTAATGTATTGTCCCTTATTCTATAAAAACACTAAATTAAAATATATACAAAATTCATTTAAAGAACTTATTAAATCTAATGGTTCTTTATATAATATATTTGGTGGTACTGTTAAGAATAAGGTTAATCTTAGATTTCCTACTGCTTTATACGGTATCTATGATTCGTTCTCTATTGGAGATAATTCTACTATTACATTTCCTATTCATAATTCGATGTTTAGTAGATTGAAGAACTCATTGAAGTATATAACAGAACAGCAAGCTATTAACAAGTCTACGTTAGGATGTTTTCAAGGTTTTACTAAAGAGTTTATTAAAGAAGAAGATGAAGTATTCCCATACGATGTATTTACTAATTGTAGTGCTATTGTTGAAATACCTGGATTTTTCTCTAAACTAATTCTTCCTGCAAATAGTGTAATTGAGCTTCCTCTTAATTCATTTAAGACTAATTATAATCTTACTAATATATCATATCTATATTATGATATGAAGAATTGTAAGTACTCGCTTACTGGTAAAGGCTTCTCTAATTGTAAACTAGTTAATGTTCATAGATGCTTCTCTGAAATAGAAACTAGCTTCGTTAAGAAAGGTTTTATTCCTTATGGACTATTCTATATGGAACAAACTTCTAATGTTAGCTATAAAGGTTGGAATGAAGTAGATGCAGCTAGTCAGAATATTACAGAGAACTATGGTATAAATAGTGACGGTAATTGGATTGAAAGTGCTGAAATGCCAGTAGAGATTACTTATAGTAAACAACGAACTCTTCCTAGAAAGACAATAGTTAATATGTCTTATTGTTTAGAAAGATTTCAAAGTACAGAAGCACAAGGTTATACTATGAATTATGGTGATCTTACTCCTAGTAATTACGGAGATATAATAGTCCCTAATGAAAAGTATAATCCAGTTAAGTATATTCTTAATCCAAATTATGACCCTAGAGAATGGTTAGATGACGAACATACTATGCCTAACTACAATAGAGATATTCATAGAGTTATCTTGAATAAAGATTTCGATAAGTATGAACTTGCTTGGAATGAATATTGTGTTGATGGTCTTAGTGGATTAGAAGATATAGTTAGAGACAGTGCTCTTTATAGTGCAATTAGTACAGGAAGTATTAATTGTTCTCCTGTTATACCTAATAGATTTAAAGATGACGCTGGTTCTTTTGCTCCACCTTCTGATGCTAATGCTAATAAGAAAGTACTTAACTATATATGTTCTCCTGACTTATTCTATTATTGCACTAATGGCAATAATATGCAAGTAAATGGAGTGTTCTTTGGTAGTGGTAGAGTTGATGGAATAGTTGGATATAATTATCTTGATTATGGACTAAGAGGACGTATTCCGCCACATTTATTCTATCCTATTAGTAATGCTACTGATTTGTCTTATACATTCTATTGTATGCCATTATTAAACCCATATAAATGGAATGTTAGTAATGGAGAAGACGGAGAGTTCTATTCGGCAGATACGTTCTCTAAGTTAACTAAGTTAATATCATTATCTAATATGTTCTACTTTTGTATTATTTCTGCACATATTAACTTACCTATTGATTCTTTTGTAAACTGTATACAGTTACAAGACATATCTTCGATGTTCTTAGCTGCACAGTTTGAATCAACATCTAAAATGGGACAACAAGTAGACGGAAACTTATTTAATAAGAATGTTAATCTTAGAAATATTAGTTATGCTTTTGCTAGTGGACAAACCGTAGGAGATTGGTCAGATAGAAGTCCTAAAAAAATAAATTCTACATTATTCAATGCTGATAAACATAAAAGACTTACTAATGTGACTGGTCTATTCTATAATGCTGTTTCTACTGTTGGTAGTGTTCCGGAATTTTGGAATTGGCTTAATACTTTAAGTGCTTCTAATAGAGCTAATGTGTTTTATAAAATGAAGAAGTCTAATATTAGTAATTCTGCAAGTATTCCTACTGATTGGGCTAATGGAATGACAGATTAAAAAGTTAATAATAGTATTGTGTAATTAAACAAAATTTAGTTTCTTGTAGCATCCCCCATAAAGGAGTGGTAATTACAGTTATCATATCTCTTTATGGGGGAAGGTTACAAAGAGTAATTAATAATCATTTAAAAGTAATTATCATGGATAATCGTATTTATAACAGAGCGAATTCAGCTAACAGTTTACAAATATCTATAATGGGTAAAGTTAAAGCTGTTGCAGAGTTTTCTATTCCTAATGGAATGGGTGGTAAAGAACCATTCTTATTGAAGAATGTTACCGAAGACCCTATAACAGTTGAAGTAGTTCTTGCTGGTATGGATGAACCTATTACTACTGTTCTATATTCCGGTTGGAATGTTGAGTTAGTTAAACAAGTTAATAACGCTGAAGCTGATACATTACAATATGGGTACTAATACTGGTATAGGTATAGGTATCGGTATTCCTTTTAAAAATAATGCTCTTGGTGGAGATAGACCGTATCTTCCACCAGAGCTTAAAGCTAGACTTATTGGAGTTTGGGATAATTACGGTAAAAAGAATACTGATGCTGATAGGAATATTATTAAGAATAAGATTCATAATGCAGGTGGAGATTTAGAGATTCTAAATAGTGCTTATAGATTAAATAGTGGATTTGGTGAATATAGTAATGATTTCCAAGAATATACATATAACGAGAATGTAGTAGTTAAAGATAATACTAATGCTATATTTAATAGTAGAGGAAAGTTATTAGTTCCGTATTCGTATCTAACTAAAGATATCCCTTCATTTAAAATAAAAGTCAGTGGATTAAGTAACACTTATCATTTTCGTTATTATTATAGAGACAGTAACGGTGTTCAACATTCTGTTGATATGGCTAAAGATGGTAACTATGAGTTACCTATTTGTTATAATGTGCAGAGTAGTTCAGATGGTACTAGTTGCGGTTTTACTAACTATGGTAGTGATATAGTAAGTGTTGAAATATTACCTGAATACGAAGGTGCTTTCGTTACTGACGGAGTAAACGACATGATTATTAGTCAAAAGACTCTTCAAGAAATGGGAGTTACTAAAGACTTTACTATCGTTAGTATGATTCATCAAATAACTTTGAGAGGTGCTACGGCTGCTGCATTAACTAATTATATTAGACAACCCATAGGACATGAGTATGTAAGAAATCATGTTGCCAATATTGGTAAGACTGGAATATATGGATATGTAGTATATGATGTTAATCATTCTAGTGCTGACAATAGTCATATAATAAATACTATATTAGGAGATAAAAACGATTATTCTATACATATAATCGGTAATTTATCGCAAGGAAAATTTAGTGTACAAGGATATATAAATGGTGAAGATAATGTAGTTGAAACATCAAGAGTAGCTCATTATTGGACGTTTGCATTACTAGGTAAAGCTACCGAAGACGATATTAATCTTATTATTGGTTACTTTAACTTAGATAGAACGCTTAAAGCTGATATATATTATAATATAGAAAAACAAGGTCTTACTAATGATAATCATACACAGTTTGGTGATAAGCTGATTGATTATAGTGGTAATAGCCGAGACTTGCAGTTGTTCAATATTGGTTGGAATCCGGGAAGTGGGATTGGTAAATATGTTACTAATTTTGGTATTTGGTCAAAAGATGCCGAATCTAATATAAGCTATAATAGTTATAGTTTTACCGTTAATGGTAGTTTAAAAAGAACTTGGTTAATGTGGTATGTAACTGAATTGCCTAGTTTTAAGATAAAAGTATCTGGTATTAATTCTAATGGTTATGTAGACTATGGGTATTACGACAATGGTTCATTAAAAAACTTTCGATTAGATAAGGACGGAATACATACATTACCGCCTTCAGGAGCGAGTAGTAATGGTCACGGGTTTAAAGTTAATGACACTAGCTTAGATTGGACAGGGTTAGTTATTGAGCAAATCCCCGACTTCGCAGGTGCTCTATGCTTTGACGGAGTAGATGACTATGGTCAGTTTGTAGGTGACTTGGGATTGAAGGATTACACTGTTATTTTTGATAGAGCATATCCAATAGTAAGTACTCCTCAGTTTACAGCTACAAGTGATGCTACTGGTGAAAATGCTAATACTCCCTTCTTAATAGAACATAGAAACGTTAACGCAAATGAATTTACCTATTCCTATCTAGCTGATACTGCTATATCTATCAATAAGGAAAGAGAGATTTGTTATCAGTCAACATATCAGTATAAAGATACAGTTATTAATAAAGGTTCTTCTACTAGTTTAGGCACAGGATTAACAATCGCTAGGTATGGTATCAATAACGGTTATTCCGCTTTAGCGCTGTATTCCTTTATGCTTTTTCATTACTCTATGAGTAAATTCTTAATTGAGCGCCAGCTAAAAAAGCACAAACTAGGCACTCTGTATCCGAATATGGTGGAGTTTAGACCTATTATCAAGAGTAACATAGACATTTTAAAGATAAACTATTGGGATAAGGATTTGAATGTAGTAAAAGCAGGAGATTATATTTCAATAGGAAGTAATATTAAAACTAGTATTACTGTTCTTGACGGTTATAAAATATCCAAAGTTTCTTCTACTGCCTTTAATAATATCACTATTGAAAAATCTAATACAGATTTTATCTATGATGTAATCTTCTATGGTATTAAGAAGTCTCCTCAAAAGATAAATTTAGTTATTGAACAAGATAGTGATTATGTTCAATGGAATCCTAATATTAAAGCTAATGTATCTAAATATTCAGTTACTGCAAATATTAGGGAAACTGACGGTACAATATTGAAACTAGTAAATGGACAATTTTATTCTACTTCTATTACAGGTAATCTAATATTGGATATTGTTCCTCCTTATAAAGATTCAGATGAAGTAACTAATGTTGTTATTGATGGAAAATCTTATACTCCTACTAAAGATTCAAGTGGTAATTATTATAGATTAGAAATACCTTTAGTATTTCCAAAAGAGATAAATATTACTATTCAAGAATATGTTAGATACGAAGACATTGTACAGCCATATCCTGTTTTATTAAGATTCAAAGATGAGAATAATAATGAAATATCTTGGGGAGACAAAATTAAACTAGGTTCTAGTATTACTAGAATAGGTTCATTTAATGATTATAATCTTCTTAAAGATATTTATACTGTTAGTAATGCTAAACTTAATGGAAGTCCTTTGCCTAGTACTCCACATGTTGTTGAACGACAAATGGTATTTACTTGTACAGCAACTTGGATTTTTGATAACAATGAACCTAAATGTGTTTTATCTCCTAGATTATTACGTGTTCCTAATTCTAGTTATAAGATACTAGGTTATATTCCCGATATATCCGGTCATGGTAATCATGGTGTTATTTATAACTCGGCTTATAAACTTAATAGTGGAGCTAATGGTTATTTAGTTGATTTTACTACTTTTCGAGACTATGGAAATAAAGGTATAGTAAGAACTGATAGTAAGATATATCTTGATGAATCTTTTGATTATGATAAAGGATTTTGGTTAGGCTATACTAATTCTCCTTCCCCTACGTATAAAGTTAGAGTTTCTGGAATACCTAAGGACGGGGTTCTTAGTTATACTGGCGGAAGTTGGATAAATCTTATAAATGGAATAAATGAGTTACCTGCAAGAACTAATACAAAAGAAATTCACGGATTTTTTGCTCAAACTCCCAATGTTGACTGGTCTAAATTAGTTATTGAACAAATCGGTGAATACGAAGGAGCATACTGTTTAGATGGGATAAACGACTTTGTTACTATTCCTATTTTGTCTAAGGGTGGTAAGCAAGTGTTGATGAAGGTTAATTGGCAAAAGCAAGATACTATGCTTTATAATCAAAACCCCGGTCAGGATAATTTTGCTATATTTACAAATAATTATAATAATAATAACTTAGTCGTTGCTTATGCTTCAAGGAATAATGGTAATACTTATATTGATGGTGTGGTAAACAATAATATCTTAGCTACGCAATTAAAGGGTATAACTCATAATATTGTTGCTACTAATAATAATATAGATGCTACTATTACTCCAATCATAGGTTCTAATAAAAACCATGATAACTTCTTCGCTCAAATGTCTCTCTACGACTTCATGCTCTTCGATGAAATCTCAACAGACGATAAGATTAAAGAGTTGAACACTTATATTGGTATAACTCCTAAAGTTACGTTACCTAATTACTATTGGGATAACTATGGTAAAAAGAATACTGATGCAAATAGAGGCTATATTGATGAACAAGTGTCATTGCAAAAGACTGGTACTAGTGTTAATCCTCTTGAAAACTTCAATATTAGTTACGAAGGTATGTCGGGTTATAATGGTTATCCAGTAGTGTTAGGTGCTAATAAGACTTGGGAAACTTCTAATGCAGTAGATTATATTTATGATATTAATAGTACTATTGTTCATATAACTAATGTTAAACATGCGGCTAATGGTTTATTATATAGTTATGTTAAGAGAGACGGAGCGTTAGCTAATATAAAAGAGATACCTGCTTTTAGAGTTACTGTTAAAGGTCTTGAAGAAAATAGTAAACTTATTTACAAATATTTAGCTACGGAAAATGCAACAAAAGAATCAATAGTATATTTAGGCAATGGTATTCATAAATTACCTAAATCGTTTGTTCCAACAGACGCATTATTAGATTTAACTACTAATTCTTGGATAGGATTTGCAATAACTCCTATGATAGAAGGTGAACTAGTTTTTGATTGTGATATTACTATCGAAATTCTTCCTGAATACGAGAACGGTCTAGCTTATGACGGAGTATCTGACTTTACTGATAATAAGAATATTCCTATATTTACAGATTTTACTGCTATTATAAAAAGAGTTGATTTAGATGCTAAGAATGATAATTCTACTGTAATGTTTAAAGGAAATAAAATCTATGAAAGTAGTATTGGAAATGGTTTTATTTTAGATCATTGTTATAATAGTAAGAATTATGTTTATAGTTACGGTAAATTAAATCAGATAGAACGAGATGATTCTAAGATTATTTATTTAACTCCTGAAAGTTATAATGGTAATCCTATTATAAAAGGTGAAAATGAAGATAATCTAGGATTAGTACTTGGTAAATATTGGAAAGGAATAATCTATAAAACAATTCTATATTCCAAAACTATCTCGTTACTAGAAATTAACTTCCTAAAGAACTTAATGGAGAAAGATGAGATAATCGATATTAATCATCCTATATTTATTTCTAATACAGAAGATGAAAGTAACGCCTCACAAGATACTTAAATTAGTTTATACTAATTGGTATATTTTTAGTATTAACATATACACTAAGTTTAATATTTAAAGATTTAAAGTTATGATTGATTACATTGTATTTCCTATTGCTGATATAGGTAAAGAAGAATCAGCTGCGAATGCTCGGAATAGGTGAAGACGAACGTTATGAATATGGTGATGAACACTTCAATAAACAGGAAGCTAAGCAAACTGTTGATGAAATGTACCATGTCAAAGACGGTAAGAAATATATCGGTGAGAAATACGATATGCAGAAAGCTCACGAAGTTTGTAGTAAATTCAAAGATAAACTAGAAGAAGATATAGAAGTTGCTGATGTATATGTAGCTATCAATGCTCAGTATCACGACTACTGTAAGTTATTCGAGAAGTGGTTCGGTAAAGGAAACTTTGACGATATGATATTCGAGAGTGCTATCGACTTTTGGTTTGATGACGTTGATTTTGGAGAAGATAAACTCTGGAAGTATTTCAACGAGTTGAAGTAATACAAGTTCTGTTATATTCCTAAAGAGAGATTACTAAATAATAGTAGTCTCTCTTTTCTTTTTAAAATAAAGTTTTATATTTGTTGTGTAATATAAAACTTAATGCTTATGGGAATCTTAATGAAAGTGTTATTTGTTGCTGTAATAGCTATTACTATTATAGCGTTTGTATGGAAAGAAGCTACTAGTGTTCTTCCTGCAAAAGTTGTTACCTACATAAGAGTAGGAGGTGTGTTGTTAACTATTATTCTTGGTACTTTGTTATTCTTGCTGTAATATGGACTTCGGGAATATACTTAGTGAGATTCTACGTACTACGGCTACTAGTTTTGATTTCGCATTTGTTATCTGTGTTAACATAATTGCGTATTTTGCGATTAAGGTTATTGATAAATTAAATGGAGAGAAACCAGTCTTAGTATGGCAAAAGAGAATAGTAACTCTTGTATGTGCATTGTTTCTAGGAATAATTTATTATTCTATGAAACTAGGTGATGTAAGAATAGTATTAAATTCTGTAATACTATCTCTTGTAGCATTTGATGTTATAATTAAACCTATAATAAAGAAATTAGGAATAGATTATAAACATTGATTTAATAAGATAGAAAGATAGATAGAATTAGCTACTCTATCGAACGAGTTTCCGATACTCTTCTTTCTATCTTTAATTATTAACTATCGGAATAAAAATCGGTTATGGAAGAGATTTGGAAAACAATTGAAATTGCTCCTAATTACGAAGTTAGTAATTTAGGAAGAGTTAGAAACAGAAAAGGTTTAATATTAAAACCTAGTACTTCTCATGGATATTATCATGTTATACTTATGAATAATAAGAAAAGAATAAGTAGGAATGTCCATAGACTAGTTGCAGAAGTATTTATCCCTAATCCTAATAATTATCTTTGTATTAACCATAAAGATGAATGTAGAACTAATAATGCTGTTGATAATCTTGAATGGTGTACTTATGAATACAATTTAAATTATGGGAATAGAAATAAGTTAGCAAGTGAAAATAGAAGATTTAAACAAGCTAAGTATAGCGAAAGAAACGTTAGAATAACGTTCTTTAATACTAAAGAAGTAATAGAAGTTGAAACTATTAGTGAAGCAGAATATATTACTGGTATTACTAGAATGAGAATAAGAAAAAGTTTAAGTAGTACTGGAAAACATTTAAAAGCAAGATTTTCAAATAAGTTAAATCAAATAGTTGTATTTGAAAACATATAAGTACTATTAGTAAGATTAACAAGTGAGAGTCGACTAGAGATAGTCGGCTCTTTCAGTATACACGCTCCTTTATGGGGGAATAAAAAGTATGTCCCACCTTCCTACGCTTTCATAGAAGCTCACCATAGGACTTTAGTACCTTTCCTTAACTTACTATTATCCGACAGTATTGCGTGCCACCACGGGTCTTAAAATGTGTCACTTGTATAAAAATGTTTACAACGCGAATATCTGTAAGCTAGCTAGCAAGCTAGATAGAAGTGCTGAATTAAAATTATTAGTAAAAGTCTTGTCGATACCAATATAATAACTATATTTGTTATAATACTAATTCAAAATAATAGTGATATGAGTTCGTTAAATCAAATTGTATCTGAAATAGCTCATGCTATTCATCAGCCGAATAACTTTACTGCGAGACGTACTATTCGTAGTGCAGTTATTCATACGTTCAATGAACAGATACGTCAGACTTATCAACGTCACGCTAATGTCGATAAGATATTAATGCAAAGATACAGGATAAGTCTAATTAATGTTCCTGACGGAGATATATTCCAAACTCTTGTTAGTACTAAGTATAAAGTTAAGAGAAGTAAGAATAGAGTTCCTAGACCAGTTCGTCTTGATAACAATTTACCATTTGTTAGTGTTCGTACTGTTGGATATGATAATATGGCTATTCCATTTATTAAGGAAGCAAATGCTCAATTTTATAAAGCTCTTCCAGGAATGTGTACCAGTTTAAGTTATGATTATATCAATGGTTATTTATATGTTAATAGTAATGGTAATCCACTTATTGAACCATTAGGTCATATTATCATTGAATCTCCGTTTGAGATACCTACTGAAATTCCAATTGAAACTAATGAAAAAATGGAATCAAGTATTGATAATGATGATGAATTTATTATTCCTGAAGATATGGTAGAACGTATTAAAGATGTAATCTATAAACGTAATCTACTTAATGTTGAGAGAGTAACTAATGAAGTTCCAGTTAAAGATGATATAAACCAACAACAGATAGAAGTATGAAAGTAAATGCAATAGATAGATATGACATACGTAATATGTATACACATTTTATAGAGACAAGTGAAGAGGAGTACGACCTTGTGTCTCACAATATAGTCAGATATAAATCTTTGCTTTATCGAATTAAATACTCTATTGAACAAAATAGAAATGCTGTTGAAGCCATATTTGATGTATGTGTATATAACTACTGGGAATGGAATACAGATGAGTTAGATACTAATCAAAAAATGGAGAAAGCCATAGATGAGAAGTATGTTAAGTTTACGGATGTAAAACAATTAAGATATGGCAATCTTTACCGTAATCTAAAGCAATACTTTAGAGTGCTTCGTAAGATAAAAGATTGTGAGATAAGACAAGATGTATTAAAGAAGCGTAAGTTAATTACAAGAGAACAATACAAAAAGTATTGTTACCTGTTCTTTGGAGAAATAGGAAGGCAAGTATTGAGAGGAAAGATTTATAAGTTTGAGAAGAAAATAGGTTGCCTTATTATAGAAAGAGTAAAAAGAACTGAATCACATATTACTGCTGACGGTAAAGTTATTAAGCATAGAAAACGTATTAACTTTGTAGAAACTAGAAGAAATAAAGAAGAACTTATTATTAAAGGACTTACGCCTTATAATAAAAAGAAACATCTTGAAGCTATTGCAAAAGGAGAGGAATATGACGGTGTTAAATATATATCTTATAATAATTCGGATTGGTCTTGTAGAGTTATTATGATTGACGGTGCAATTAAAAATAGGACAGTATTTAAGTTTTGTAGTATAAATAATCACATGAATGTTACAAATGCTGAACTACTTGCAAAATGTCATAGTGTAGAAGATATAATAAATCTTGATACTGATATTAACAATCGCGTCTCTCTTATTTCTAAGTTTGACCCAAGTTATACTCAAAAATATATTAGAAACAATGAACAAAAACCTATCTTCAATAGAAACTATTATCGCAAGACTTGATAATGATTTCAATATTATGAGTAGTGATTATATACCTAGAGTTGGTGCTTGGTGTATAGATGCTATGAATGAAATGGGTATTCTTCAATATGAAGAAAAAGAAACTACTATTGAAGTTGTTGATAGAGTTGCTTATTTTCCATGTTGTATGAACGCATTTAAAGTGTATGCAGACGGATGTGAGGTTTCCCCCATAAAGAAAGGAAACTGTGGTTGCTCTTCCGGTACTACTGAATACTTCGCTCAAGACCGAGAGAAAGCTAGGGAGCGAGAAAGTAAACGTACTGTTGAAATAGATTCTGAAAACTATGAAGGACGTAATTACGTTTATCTTCGTGATGCTAATGCTATTCAATTAAACTTTGATACAGATGTTGTTAAAGTATCCTATCTTACAGTTAAGACTGTATATAGTGATACTTTTCATTGTAATATTCCTGTTATACCTGATAACGGAAAACTTATCGAAGCTCTTGAATGGTTTTGTATGTGGAAGTTACTAAGTAGAGGACTTAAACATCAAATATATTCTCTACAAGGTGCCATGCCAGTTAATCCATATTTATTATGGAGAGATTCTCGTGACAGAGCAAGAGCTTCTGTTATTAATGAAAATCAAGATGCTAATGCCTATAAAGGTTGGGCGTCGTTCTTTTATAATGCAACATTTAGACCTAGAGACTAATGGAGATAGTTAAGGAGTTAAACAAAGACGGAGGTTATGAATCCATTAAGAATGGTTCAATGACCCATGCTGTTAATGCTATGGTTTCTCGTGACGGTAATTCTATTCAGAACGAACAGTCAATCGAGACAATTATAACATTAAGTGAAAATGAAGAGATAGTCGGTGTTATCTCTTGCTCTGATGAAATAGTCATCTTTACTAATAATAGTAAGATTAGAAGATATAAAGAATCTACTAAGGCTATTACGGAAGTTGCTACTAATTGGAATTATCAAGGCGGTAAAGTTATAGGTACATATACCTATAATGTGAATAATGAATTAATTGTTGCTATTACTGAACTTAATTCTGATGAAGAAGTTCCATTAAAGATAATTAATCTTAATAAACCTAATTACCTAGAAGGTGGAAGCGATATTAAATATACATTAGTTCCTAATATCCCTAAGACTAATCTTAATAACTCCAAGTTAGTATCAGGTAGTGCTATCTATAAAGGAATATATAATTTCTTTATTAGATATAAAGAAGGAAGCGATTATACTGGTTGGTTTCCTATTGGAACTCCTGTATTAGTATGGGATAAAGGAAATCAAACTACTATCGAAGATAATAGTTTTGGCTATGACGACAGTAGCGGTAATCTCTCTGTTAACTATAAGATAGGAAACTTTACTTTTAAAGAAGATACTAATCTAAATACTGAAAAGGTAAACTTAAATATCGAACTAGGGTTACAAATAGATAATTCAGGTCTTAATTATACAGCTTATCAAATAGGTTATATAATTAATACTCAAAAGGGAGATACTAAAGTATATAATACTTCTGATATAGATATTAAAACTAGTAGAATCACGATAGACGATGTTTATAACGAAACATTTAGTCTAGATGATATTACTAGTTCTTTCTTTAATTTATATAATGTAAAAACCTTATGTAACTATAACAATAGATTGTATGTAGCTAACTATAAGGAAGAAAACATTAATAGTCTTGTAAGTTCTATTGATACTAGTAATATACAAGTTCGAGTTAAAGATTTTATCGGAAATAAATCTATAATGAGACGTAGTGTTACTAGAGCTGCAACTTCGTCAATAGTTAATAATCCTAGAACATTTGATATTAACAAAGGATATGTAGTAACTATTAAAGGACGTGCTTATGGTGACGGTAGTGAATATAAAGAAGTTACTAGAAAGTTCTTTCTTACTCGTATTGGTAAGAATAGTTATGGTACTTATTGTTTAATGATTTCATCTCAAGACTTTATTAAAGCTTTCTATAAAGATAGTGGTTACGATAGTCATTCTAGTCCATTCTACGTTTCTTATCAAAATACAGATAATCTATATGAAGCTGCTACTGCCGTAGTTGTTAAACCCGATGATAAAGATTGGTATATACTAGAATTTAGTAGATACGGAAGTACTTACTATGATGAAATATATCCTGATAAATATTCTAGTATATTAAATTTAGGATTTGTAAGTCATCCTTATGTAAGATATGGACGTACTAATGATTTGTTTACTAGTACTTCTTATAGTGCTCCTAATATTCAAAGAGAGTTTAATACTGACTTTAAAGTAGTATCAATTGAAGAATTTGACTTAAATATAGATACTAGAGAAATTATCGAACCTATGTGGTTTTACTTAGGAGATGTTACTATTGGGGAAGAAACATATAAATTAAAATACGACCGTTATAATCCTGTTGACTTTTATTATAAAATATACGATATGTCTACTGGAAGTCCTGTTGATAAAGGAATGAAATTTAGACGTTCTTTTCAAACAGCTTATGTGGACTATGGAGGAGTATTAGATATTATTAAAGCTAAGTTTCCTAATTCAACTATATATACTATTGATGAATATGAAACAATTAATCCTACGGGAGCAATAAATGATGTTAAGACACAAGCTGAAGGAGGATTAACCGAAGGAGATAAACTTAGAATTGCATATGATGTATCTAAGAATAAGTTTATGTTTGCTACTAAATATAGTAGATTAGGCGATAGTTATTGGCATCGTAGAGAAGATGCTATTTTAATTATTAATAGTGAAGGCGAAACTAGTAGACATACAATAGATGAATTATTTCCTAACCTATCTGTTAATTTCAATAATGAAAATAAGTCTACACAAGACTTAATAAATGAAATTGAAGGAATACATGGAACAGTATATAAATGGAAAGTAGATAGAGAACCAACAGATGACGATTTCAATATTGATGAAAGTTATACTGTTGACTTTAATGTTATAAGTAGTCTTAGTGCAGATTTAAGTTCTACTAAAACATTTACTGACTTAAAGGCTTATCCTGTTGGTTATATTAAAGAAACAGTAGAAGAAGGGAATCAAACTATTATAACTGCCGAGAAAGAATTCATGATAGTTATTCCATTTATAAATTATCTAAGGACTGTTTCTACTTATGATTACACAGGTAATGAAGATTATAGTATTTATGATAGAGTAAGTGTTGAAAGTACTAAAGCCTATGAAGGAGTATTAGGTAACTTATATATTTGTTTCCAAAAGAATAAGAAGTTTAATCTTGACGGAATTAGTAATTATGACGGTTTACTTCTTGATATTCCTACTTTTGGTAAAGGCAATGTATTAGCAATAAGCGAAGGTGGTATTCGTTCTAGTGGTAGCGAGTTCCTTGAATTACATAATAATGATAAGTATAAAGAACTTCGTGTTAGTGGTCCTAAAGGAGGTTATATTAGTTATGCTTTCGGATTTGCTTCTCCTAAGATATTGGATAGTGAAACTAAACCTGAAGATACAAAATTTTATTCAGATTGTGCTAAGTATGCAATTAATCAATGTGTATATAACTTCTTTGTACATTATGTATATCCTAATGGTAATATTACTGACGGTATTAATATTCCTAATACTATGAGTTATTCAGAGACTATTAGTTTAGGTACAGCTAATGAAGGTAATACTTCATTAACAATGGATATAAATGAAGACACTCTAATATCTGATATTAAGACTAAGTTTGATGCTTATAAAAGTCAATATGGTAATATTAATACTAATAATGCACACGATGTAGTTAATATATTTGATAGCATTAGTAATGTAAGATTCTGTAATATATTTCCTAAATATAATTCTAATGGTATTGCTCTTTATAAAAACAATAATGGCAATCGTATGTTTAGAGGAACTAGAAATCCTAGTTACAGAGGAATTCATCGGATAGAATTCTTATTTGACAACATACCTATGAGAAAAGAGTTCGTAGGATATTTTATATCTTATGAAAAGACAGAACCTATATTAGTTAGTGAAGGTGTTCCTGTACGTAGAGATGATGATTTTAATACTGCATTTAATGAACAAGTTAATAATATTCGTTTCTATTATCCTGAATTTGATATTATAAAGAAGTCAGGCGCTGGTAATATATTTATTACCGATAGTCGTTATACTATGGGTAATGCTTATAAAGGTCCTATGTTTACTGACTATTATAGTAGTGATACTGATTTTAATCAATCTCGTCCTTCAGAAGAATTTGGAGATATTAGAGCTGTTAAAAGCTCTACTATTATAATGGCTGATAGCAAAGATGATAATAATGCAGGTAGAGAAGCTGTTGTTAATCTTGTTTTGAATAAGTCATTAAAGTTAGGATTCTATACTGCAAATGGTAGAGGTTATGTAAATAGCTTATTACTTAATATAAGTGATAACTTATATATGTCGGAGAATAAAGACCTTATTCCACTTGGCTATATTAAGTATGTTAATCCAACAGGAGATACTTATAATTATGGTTATGAAGATTATATCTATAATTATAATTATTACTTTATGACAGCATGTGTTTATGCATTTAATCGTAATGGTGTATACTACGATACTACTGACCCAATACCTAAGAAAGCTACGGATAATACTAATCTTTATCCTAATTTCCCTAGAGTACATTGGGATAGTGAAAGAGTAGGTAATACTCCTATAAGTAGAATAATTTTTAATTATTATTCGCTATATCCATTATTTGCTAAAACTATTAAAACAGCTCCTGATGAAAGATACTATACTATTCATACTGATAATAATTCTTTCGTTCAGAATGTTCGTATGATTCATCTATTACCTACTACTATCAATGATACATTTGAAATAAGTAGTATGTATCTTGATTATGCAGGTAAGAAATTCATTAATTATAATGAATTATTATATAGTAACTTTGTTACAGAATACTGTCAAACTATTCGTAGAAGCGATGTTATTAGTGATGAATCAGTAGAGAATAAATGGCGAATATTTAGACCTAATGCTTATAAGATAATTAGCGAAAATAAAGGTGATATCATTAACGTTATTGGTATTGGCACTTATCTTATAGCTCATTGCGAACATTCAATGTTTATCTTTAATAGAGATAATACGCTTTATACTAAAGACAAAGATGTTCAAATGTTAATGCCTGATGCTTTTGATATTGATTATCAAGAGGTATTTACTAGTGAAAAAGGATATGGTGGTCTACAAGATTTTGAAGCATACGTATGTAATGAAGCTGGCTATATATTCTTAGACAGAAGTAAGAAGAGGTTATATAGATTTGATGAAAAGAATCTAAATGACCTAGGTGACGGAGTACAGTCTATATTAGATGAGTATTTAACTAGTAATACTCAAATACTAATGGGAATGGATAAGGAGAATAATCGGTTGATTTGCTCCTTTATGGGGGATGTTTCAGACTTTACCCTTAGTTACAATTTCGTCACTAATACTTGGATAAGTGTACATACTTATTTATGTAGAGGATTTTATAATACAAAAACTAATTTGTATATTAGTTCCTTCAACAAGAAGAATATTATAGGTCAATTAGGATTTGTAAAGCCTTTGAGTTATCTTAAATATAAAGACTTTGAGATAGCCGCTAATAAGAATCCTTTCTATGTAGGAGACAATAATAATACTATGGTAGTCGATGTATTATTCAATCTTGAATACGATACTATTAAAGTACTTAACTACATAAGTTATGACTTATATAAAGCTAACGACATTAACTTTGCAGGTAATAAGATACTATTGTTTAGTAATACTTCGATAAGTAGACTTGAAGATATTACTGTTAATGAACGTAATACTTTCGATACAGCTAAACCTTATTATGAACATGGTAAATGGAATTATAATTATTTCCGTAGTGTTCTAAACGAAGTAGTTACTAATTATCCAATAGATAGACTTACTGGTAAATTGACTGTTGATGTTGATAAGAATTACGAACCATTTAAATCCAATCTTATTAATGGTAAATATCTAGGTGTGCGTTTTGTAATTAATGACGGAACAGCTAAGATAGAGATTAAGAAGATTGAATGTTATGTTAATAAATATAGAGAATAATGAGACGTATTAATGAACAAAGACCTAAAGCATTTATAGGTACTGCGATTTCTGTTGGTACTAGTATTGTTAGTGGTATCATAGGCAATCGTAAGAAGAAGAAAGCTGAACAAGCCGAAAGGTTAAGACAAGAGCGTCTTCAAAACCTACAAGACAATCAGGCTTTAGCCAGTGCTCAAAATGAGAACATGATGTCCGAAGAAGAGAGGTCACAGTTCTTAAGCCAATACTTATCTAAGGGCGGGAAAGTACGAACCTTCCCCCATAAAGGAACTGAATTACGTATTGTCGAGGGTGGTACTGCTATTCCTATTAAGAAAGATTCGTTTCTTCTTAAAGGACGTAAACACAATACTGGAGGTATTGTTATTGATGCAGGTAAGACAGGTGTTGAAGCTGAAGGCGGTGAAGTAGTGCAAGTTACTCCTAAGCAACTTAAAGTATTCAGTGCTCAACCTATACTTAATGGTAATAGTCCGGCTGAATTAGTTCAGAAAGGTGTTAAGCCTTCTAAAGTATTTAATGCTCAAGAGTCATTTAAAGATAGAAATGGTCTTAACGATGACGGTACTAAAAAGAAAAGAAATATGAGAACAATAACTGGTAAGAAAAAGCTAGGAGGATTATCTCGTAAGAAAGATTACGGTTCAGATAAGAAACCTTATCCTAGTGTTAAGTCTAAAGACTTTGCAGGCGGTGGTCGTAGTTATCCTATTCCTACTAAAGCTGATGCTCGTGATGCTCTTAGATTAGCTGGACTTCATGGTCGTTCTGATGTGAGAGCTAAGGTATATAAGAAATATCCTGAATTGAAGAAATCAGTTCTTGGTTCTAGAACAAGATTATTAAAGGATAACTATAATAACTTTGGTTTAGAAAAGGATTATAGTAGCAGTTTTGCTCCTAATGCTTTGACTAAAGCTAATATGAATTCTGTTAAGACTAATAGTGTAGTTCCAAGTAAACCTGTTGGAGCTTCTATTAGTTCTAGTACTAGTCCATTATCTAAATCTAGTAGATTTGGAAACTTTATGAGCGGTATAGGTGGAGAAGCTATTAGTGCTAGTATTGGAGCATTAGGTAATATTATAAGTGGTGTTACTAATAAGAACAGTATTAATAATATTCAAGCTCCTACTAGACCTAGAACTATAATTCCTGCAAGGATGAGAACTACTTATAATATAAATCCACAATTAGCTGAAAGTCGAGATTCTGAAAGAAATATGGCTAGAATTATTGATTCTAATACTTCTAGTTCGTCAGGAAAGATTGCTCGTATTCAATCTTTAGCTAATCGTGGAGTTCTCGAACGTAATAAACTAAGAGGTATGAAAGAGAATGTTGAGACAGACCTTCTCAATCGTTATGCTCTTAATCGTCAAAGAGTAAAAGCTGCAAACAATCAAGTATTAAACGCTTATGATAATGCAGTTACTCAAACAGAAAATGAAAAGATTCAAGCAAGAGCTAATAATCGTACTAATATAATTGAAGGTCTTACTAGTGCAGTTAGAGATTATCAATTAGGTATGGATAAGAGACGTTCAGAAGAAAATGCTACTGCCGCTATAATGTCTGCAAATCCTGAACAAATGGAATTATTCTTAAAATTGATGGATAAGAATAAAGGTAGATTGAGTAAAGTACGTAGTAGTCTATTCAGATGTGGCGGTAAGAAAAAGATTGCTTAACTATAAATAATATAACTATGCCGATAGATATTAGAACAGCTGGTTATCAAAAGAGGGAGCGGGTTGCCGCTCCTTTAGATGTTTACAATAGTACGTTAAATACTCTACAACAGAAACATGATACTGCTATTGAAACTAGTAATCAGATTAAAACGTTTCTTGCTAATAAGCAATTAAACGAAGCTGAAAATGAGTGGCTCGATAAATATTCGAGAGATGTTAATGCTCAAATAGAAGCAAGTGCTCAAGAAGGTAGTTATGCTACTGCATTGACTACTGCAAGAAGATTAGCCGGAGAAGTTGCTAGTAATCCAGGACTTATTGGTCGTGAGCGTTATCAACAAGAGTTTAAAAAATTCCAAGATGAAGTTACTAATAGTGATGCTTATGACGGAGATGTTAAGGCTTATACATTGGAACAGAACAAATATAATTATCAAGACCAAACAGATGAAACAGGCAAAATAATAGGCGGCAATCAATTCCAACCTAATTATCGTCCTGTTGAACAAATAGATTATAATACTTTATATCAGAAAGTATTGTCTACTGTTGGTGTTGATTCTAGTTCAGGCGAACAGTTAGTATGGGGTGATGCAGAAGGTAATCTTAAAGAAGGTCGAGGAAATATTGCTGCTGGTGATGTTCCTTATCTTAAAACTTCCAGTGGTATTCAACAGTTATCTAAGGAAAAGATACGTGCTGCATTTGAAGCTGCATTAAATGAAACTCCTGGTGCTCGTGCTTCTCTTGAACAAGACTATAAAGTTAATGTTTGGAAAGCTAATAAAGGTAATAAGAATAATCTTGTTACTAAGCCTGACGGAACTATTATGTCGCAGAGAGAATTTGAAGAGAATCTATTTGCTCCTAGATATGCTGCTTCTGCTTATCGTAGAACTGAAAGTAGAATTAGTCCTGAATTAGGATTTAATCTATTAGCTGCTTCACGTAAAGCTGCTGCTAAACCTAAGACAGGTAAAGAACCTGAATTATTGCCTTCTATGCAAACAATTGGTGGTAAAGAGAAAGTAGAGCCTGATACTCCTGCTAAGGTTGCGTCACAATTAAATACACTTAATGGTCAATTAGCCAATATGTTCGCTACTTATGGAATATCTAAATCTGTTCCATTAGATAAAGCGTATGCTCAATTAAGGTCAAGTATTGCTAATAATAGCAATCTGTCTGATACAGCTAAGAAGCAAGCATTGGATGAAGCATATAATTATTATAGTGGTATTAATAACGCTAATAATAGATTAGATGCTATGAAAGGACATCTTACACAAGATGAACAGTTTGCATCTGATTTCTTAGGTAAGAGACTTAGTAATGGAAATATGGCAGATACTAATAATCCTATGCAACGTGAATATGCTAATAGAATGAATAAGTTATTCACAGATTCGCAAGGTAATAGTTTCGATACAGTTCTTGTTAATCCTATTAACGAAGCTAGTAAGGCTGCTATTATATCTAAACTAAGAGTTGATATGGGTCTTACTAGACAAGATGTATCATTCTCTAAAATAGGGGATAAAGAATATATTCGTATTAGTAAAGATGCTTATACTCGTTTAGCTCCTGAAATAAGTGAAGTATTAAAAGTTAATCCTATTGGATTTACTAATGAAGGTGTAGAACCTAAATCATTTACTAGGGCTGATGAAGTCTATCATGGTAATAAATATTATGGTAGTAAAGTCACTGCATTTATGGCTGGCTTTAGAGCACTTGGTCGTGGAGAGATAACAACTGCCGGAAGTGATAAAAACTCAATAGCCTATGTATATGAGAAAGCTGCACAAATATCTAATGCTGCGACTGAAAGAGTATCTAAAACTCTTCCTCCTACTTATGTAGACTTAGCAGTATTTGACTTACCGCCTCATGTTGTTGCTTTAGGTCAGGGCTTTGAATCTGAACAACTAAAAGACTATAATGAACGGGTTATGAATATGGTTAGTATTGCTAATCCAGGAAGTATAGTTATTAAGAAACGTAATGAAGAAGGAGTTCTTGAAGTTGTTGAAGATAGTAGAGATAGAGATGCTATCATGCAAACTATTCAAGCACAAATTAAGAAGAAGAATATTAATAACGGTTGGTGTAGTTCTGCTTCTACTGGTGAATATGGTATATTCTTAAATATTCCTTATACTGTAAAGACAGGTAAGAATGTTGGTAAGAATCCTGATTCTGATATGGAAGATAGAATACAGAACGCAGTAGCCGGAGACTATATGATTACAGGTGCTGTACTTAATGATGAGATAGAGAGATTTAAATCTTTGCCTGCTGTTAAAGCATGGGACACTCTCAATTCTATTAAGTACAATAACGCTCTTAAAAGAGGTTATCGTTTATCAGATAGTGAATTTGGAGACGGTAGTTATTCAGCTGTTACTGATGGCAACCTGTATCAAATACTCGATGCTAGTGATTCTCCTGTAATTAAAATTACTGAAAGTGAGTTATTTGAACGTATGCTTCAAAACAATCAAGCTAATGCTGTTCTTGCTCCTGTTAAAGAAGATATAGATTTGATTAGTGCTAGAAATGGTTCTATTGCAAATTCCCCCATAGAAGAGCAACAAGTGATTGCTCGTCCGCTTATGCAGAAGGCTATGATAATGGCAGGTGCTACTGGTAATCTAAATGAATTAGATATAGATACTAAGAGACAAGTATTTCAATTCTTTAATCGAATGTACTCTAGTCTTACAGGTGAAACTCCTAGTCAAGTTATACTTAATCAAATGAACGACTTAATGAAGTAAGCGTATGCCAAACATGTTTGATAATATATCAGTAGAAAAAGCTCCACTAACTAGTGGGGCTAATTCTGTTAATATGGCTAATGATGTTCCTACTGTTACTAAATATAAACCTGATGTTGCTGCACAAGGTGATTTTATGTTTCGTAATCTTACAGGTAAAGAAGTATTTACTGGTACAGAGGAAGATTATCATTCATTAGCTAAGTATGGTGCTGAACCTAATAGGTATCAAAGTAGAGAAGAATTAGAAACTCTACGTGCTAAGAATCAATCAGCTTGGAAACAGGCAGGTAATGCTTTAGGACAAACTATTGGTACTGTTATTGGTGATACTGTTGGAGGTATGGGTATGCTAATAGATATAGCCACTGCTGGAATACTAGATGATAAACCTTTTAGTAACTTTATTACAAGAGCTGGCGATACTATATCTGATTATGTTCGTGACGATTTATTTCCTATATATCGTGAGAACCCTAATAAAGCATTTGATATGAATGACTTTTCAGGTTGGTTCTTTAGTCAGGTTCCTAGTATTGCTAGTTCTCTATCTTTAATGATTCCTGGCACTCTTTTAACTAAAGGAGTTGGAGCTGTTGGTAAAGGAGTTGCAGCATTAGGACGTAGTAGTTCTAAAGTAAGTCGTGCAATGAATTGGGCAAAGAAGGCTACTAAATTAGATAATGTATATCGTGCTAATAGATTAAAGATATTAGCTAATGACGGTATTACAGCTATTGGTATGCGTTTAGGTGAAAACTATCAAGAAGCTCGTGGTGTTGCAGAACAAATAGAAGGCGAAGCATTGTCTCTGTTTACTGGAATGTCTGATGAAGAGTTTCAGAATTGGTTAGATAACAATCCTGATATTGCAAGTGAAGCTAAAGAAAGAACTAAAGAAGAAGCTGCTCTTATAGTTGCAGATAAGGCAGCTATGCGTAACTTTGGTTATAACGCAGGTAACGTATTCTTTGATTTCATGCAGTTACGTGCTGTTAATAAAGCAATAGGACAAGTCAATCGTGCTATTACTCCACGTATTCGTTATTCACAGAATCAAGCTCTCGATAGAATAGCTTCTACTGGTGTTGAATCTGCTAGTCAAACTTTAGGTCAAGCGGCAAAAGGTACTATTAAAGATTTTGCAGGTAAAATAAATCGCTTTGTTAATTCTAGTGAGAATCTACTATTATCTGAATTAACCGAAGGTATTGAAGAAGCTATTAACTTTATAGGTCAAGAAGAAGGTACTTTATATGGTCGTTACCTATTAGGTCAAGCTGGACAATATAATGGTGCTGTTTCTATGGATAGAATAGAGAAGTACTTGCAGAATCCTCAATTATACAATGCTGCACTTTGGGGAGTTATTGGCGGTATTACTTTTGGTGGTACTATGTCGGCCATTAATAATCGTAAAAGTGGTAATATAGAAGAGAAACAACGTATTGCTGAAATAAATGGTCGTGAACAGGTATTCAATGAGTATGCTCGTCAGATGCAGATTATTGATAATGGTGAAAATCCATATCAAATAGAACGTGATGCTAATGGTAATCCTATTACTTATTTAGATGACGGTACTGTTAGTCAAGACCCAACAGTTGGTACTACTCGTTATACTAAGGTTAGCCCTGAAGAACAAGAAGATTTGCGGGCAGCGGCTAAAGAGAAGTTTACTACTACTCTTACTTTAAATGCTATTCGTTCAGGTAATTATGAACTACTTGAAGATTATATTGAAGACTCTAGACTAAAGAAGAAACTAGTTGATTCAGGTCTTGTAGATGATACTGAATACGATAGAGATACGCAAGAATTAAAGAAAACTATGCGTACTGTTCTTGATAGATACGTTAATTATTCTACTGCATTACGAAGTTCTAATATTGATGATGCTTTACTAGATGTTGCTATATCAGAGAATATAGTTAATGCACAAGAAGCGGACTTATTAAATAAACGAGTAGAAAGACTTAATACTATTCAATCTCAATTAGAGAATAGCATACCGGCTATTAATGAAGTTCTTGACCCAATGGCTAAGAATCGTATGCAGTTAGGTATATTAGAACAGTATCGTAGAGAAGTAATGTCTACTTATAATAGTCTAAAGAATAGTAACAATCCTTTAGATAGAGCGCAAGCTAGTCAATATCTTGATTTATCACGAGTAATCGAATCTAAGGTTACAGACTTACGAAGAGGTTTAAGTCCTATGGAAAGTTTGTTCCTAGATAATGTTCGTAGTGTAGAGAATATTGCATTAGGAATAGAAGGTAGCGAAGAACAGAATAACTTAATCAAGAAACAAATAGAAGAACTTGATGAAAATGATGTGGCTCTGTTTAAACAGGCAGGTAAAGACTTTAATCTTGGTACTCTTGCTAAACAAGTTCGTAATATTAATTCAGAGTATATGGATAATATGGGACAGATACTTCTTGATGAAATTCGTAGAGATAACTATCGTTCTCGTATTATTACTACTAATGAACAAGCTAAGGAATTTGAAGATACTCGTAAGAAAGAATTAGAAGATGCAGCTAAGAATCTAGTTAAATCAGCAAAGAAGAATCTTAATGACTTTGTTAATATGGCTAATGAAGAAGAGCTTGGTAATCTTGAGAAAGCACTAGATAATGCGTTTACTGATGAAGAAAGTCAGAATACTAGAAATAAAAGTTTATCTAATGCTGTTAGTATTTTAACTAATTCAGAGAATGGTAAGAATGAAATAAGTAATCTAAGAGAAGCTATTACTAAGAGAAGAAATAAGTTAGCTATACAGAATGAAGTACAGCAAAGACAGCCGGAGAATCAGCAAGAAACTTCCTCTATGGGGGAAGGGAGGAGCGAAGCGACGACTCAAGAAGAACTAGAAGTTAAGCCTAAGCCTAGACCTAAACCAAAGACTGCAAAAGAGAAGAAATTAAAGGAAACGTTAGACAAAGTAGTATCTCAATCTAATTCAGGTATTGTAAATAAGTCTAATATAGGTAATCTTGAATTTACGATAGTAAATCCTTTTGCAAGTCTTAGTGACGTATCTCGAAAACCAGTTAAAGTTAATGATATTGATATTCGTATTAGTAGGTTCGGAAATGTAAGTATTGACGGATTAGATGCTAAAGGCAATATAATTGCTGATGTCACTATTGAAGAACTTAATGCAGCTATTGCTATTGGAGATATTACTGTTGTAGATACTTCCAAGAAAGAAGATACTGGAACTGATAATACAGTTCTTGAATCATCCATATCTGATAATGATTTGGAAGGTCAGCGTCAACGTATAGAAGAAATCAATCTTATCATAGACTTGTATAATCAGATACAAGGTAATGAAGTAGAAGGTAAGACTTTTACTAGTCTTAATGATATGATGATATATCTACAACAACTTAATCCTAGAGCTATTAATCTATATAACGATATTAAAGTTCTAGCTAATCGTCAAATAGTAAACGGTAAGATAGTTAATGTTGATACAGAAGTTAAGACGCCTTCTGATATTATACAGTCTGCAAGTAAGACATTAGAAAATGCTATTGCAGAAGATAAACAACGAGCTAAAGATAATGGTTATTTCTTTAATTTAGTTAATTTAAATGATAGTAAGGTTTACTCTCGTATCGGTCAGTTGAAGACTAATGATACAGTAAATGTAGAACTAGATGAAAACGGTAATCTTATTGTTAAGTCTCGTGGAATTAAAATAGGTGAGTTTCCTAAGATTGGTTATAATAACGGTAATGTAGAAGTTATGAATCAAGGTTGGAGATATACTGTTAGAAACGATAGTATAGATTTCATAACTCAACTTCAATCTATTATTGCTAGTGAAGAACTTAGTGCTAAAGAATTTGTACAACTGCTTAATAATATACGTCGTTTGTATCGTGTTCGTAATAATCCCGAAGTTGAAGGAACATTCGGACATCAGCTTAATGCTTTACAAGAGAATGAGAACTGGAAGAATCTAACTAGTTTATTCGGTGATACTCAAACTAATCTATTAGATAGGATTAAACATCTTAATAATATCATATTCTTTAATAACGCTCTTAATGTTAATCAGTCTGATTTTAGTACCATTGTTAACGATTCGTTAACTAATTGGATGAATAAACTCAAGAAGTCTTATACTGACATTAATAACTTAAAGTCCTCTATTAGTAATACTAAGTCTAAGAAGAAACGTCTAGTTGTTGGACGTACAAGTTCAGGTAGTGTTATTTATGCTAAAGATAAACAAGGTAATCCTATATATCGTAAGTTTGGAGATGTTACTACTAGTGAAGCAACTGACGGTTATCGTTTAGTAGTAGGAGTTGACGGCGGAGTAGCTGATATTAAAACCAATACTATTATTGCGGCTAGTCGTATTCCTAGAAATGTAGTAGGTATGACTATTAAAGATTCAGAAGGAAGACTTATTGCAGTTCCTAGTCGTGAGAATACTATGAGTAATAGTGAAACTGGTGCTACTGAATATACTAAGAGGTTTAACGAAGGATTAGATAAACTACTTCATTCTTTATTAGATGCTACTCTACAAGGCAATGAAAATCTTCATACTCAACTATTAGAAGAAGTATCTAAATATATAGGTAAACAGAAAGTACTGTACGGTTATGAAGTAAGAGGTCATGCTTTAATACCTATTAATAAAGTTGCGCCAACTATTTATTTTAATCTTAAAGATAGAAATGTAGCATTTGCTATACCGGGTGAAACTAAACCTAGAAGGCTTATGGCTCGTATGCCTAATGGTTTTGTTCCTACTAATAATCATGGTAACTTTAGTACTATGATGGAAGGAGTATATGCTACACTTACTCGTAATGTTATTAATTCAGCTATTCGTGGTGAATCTAATTTATTTAGAATGGTAGACGGTAAACTACAAGCTAAGATACCTAATATACTTCAAGATGAATGGATGGATACAGGTTATAGTAGTTATGAAGAATTCGTAGCTAAGGACGGAGTACTAGTTACCGATTTAGGTAATGTTACTGATAGTAAAGGTAATATCATTAGTAACTTTAATTATGTAGGAGATGTATATAATCGTAATATTACTCTTATGAATCCTAGTCGTAGTGCTGGTCGTACTAACGCGGCTAACGCCGCTATTTCCCCCATAGAGGAGCAGCAAGTTGTATCTCCTGTTGCTACGCCTGACCCACTTGCTAGTAAAGACAGTACTCCTAAAATAGGTACTCTTATGGAAGTTGCGCAAGCTAACACTGATAATCCTAATCTACTATCTGTTATATCTGCATTAGAAAGTGCTGGTATTAAACTTAATCCTGATATTGAAATAGTAGGCGATGAAGGTAGATTTGCAGGAATAGTTGCCGGTGGTAATACTATTACTCTTAGTAATCGTTTCGATAGTCTTGCTCCTGAACGTAGAGTACTTACTCTTATACACGAAGGTGTACATTATCTACTTAATGATGAACGTGCTAATATAGAACAATCATTCGGAGACTTATATGATAAGTTTGCTAACTTTATTAATCAAGATTCTCGTTTGATAGATGAGTATGGAGAGTTCTTGAATAGTGGTAAACCTAGAGCTGTTGCTATTGAAGAGTTTGTAGTTGAAGCTATTACTAATCGTACATTCGCTAGATTACTTGCTAGAATTAAGTATGATTCTAATCCTACTACTGAATCAAATAACCTATTTACTAAAATAATAGATGCTTTAGTAGAATTAATAGGTAAAATAGGACAAATAGATAATACATTACTTGGAGAAGTTCGTAATCGTTTATCTACTATTGGATTAGAAACTAGTGATACAGCTAGTACTTCTACTGTTACTCATGACGATACTTTTGATAGAGCAGAGGAAGATGTTAGCGTTCCTACTGATGATGTATTTGATATTCCTGATATAGACTTAGATTTAGATAGTAGTATAAGTGATAACTACCGTCAAGTCGATAATTTCGATAGTCTGATTGAGGGATTGAATAATCGACAAAAGGCTATTGTGACGCATTTGTTTGACACTGGTGAGCTTAGTTTCGTATGTAGTTAAGTAAGATAAGCCTAGAGATGAAAGTCCGGCAGAAAGCCTTAGAATGAGCCATTTTAAGCGCATCTGTCGGACTTTTATATTTTCCTTATCTTACTATCACGACAGTATATAAAATGCGAAATTCGGCAGGAATTTGCGGTCTACGGGCATCTGTCTGCCTTCGTAACGTGCGGTTTTCGTCCGTCTAATGAATCTATTTGATAGTATTGATAATAATGCTATCTTTGGTAATGTTAGTAATAACTTAATTAATAATATAAAGTATATGAGTTGTATTCCTAGTAACCCTAAATTAGATAAGCTATTACCGCTTACTAATAATGATGTTAGAAAGTCTACTGAATACCTTGCTACTATCGAAGACAATAGTTTTCGTGATTGGTATAAAGAAAAGACTGGTAGAGATTTCAATGATGAGAATATTGATACTAATACTGTTAATGCTATAATAGCATATAATAACAGAGAGACTATCAATACTAAAGATTATGTTCAGAACGTTTGTACTTCACGGACTGGTGTATTTGGTAATGACATAGCGAAAGAAGACCACGCTATTAATATTCTTGCTACTATTTATTTAAAGAGTCAAGGAAGTATTCGTAAAGCTCTTGCTAATAAAAAACGTAAGGGTGAAAACGAAGTAATAAAGGATAAAGCTGGTAATGAGTTAAGTCCTCAAGCCGCTATAAAGCTGACTATGATTACTTATCTTAATAGACATCTAAAAGAGAATGATAAGAAACTTACTCAAGAACAAAAGGCTTATGTAGGTACTATTATTCGTAATCTTTACGATGGCGGTAATTATAATCGTAATGAGTTATTTGATATAGTAATTAACTCACCGGAAGTAGTTAGTCTTAGCAAAGAGTTTGGTATAGATACTAATGAAGATTTTGAATCTAATGATGATGTTAAAGAAGATAGTGAACAAAACTCTCGTCAAGATGACCAAGAAACTATTGCTGCTCTTCGTGCTGATTGGTCTGAAATATCTGACCAACGAAAAGATATAGATAAAAATGTTAGCAAAGAAGTAAAAGAATGGTTTGCTCGTTTACCTAAAACAAATAGTAATAGTTTTATAAATGAACAGCCTGATACTTCTAATAATACTTATTCAGGCATGGCTGAAAGTGCTGGCTTTGATAGTTCTTTTAAAGCTATTAATAACTATGGTAACTTCTCTAGTGTTGAAGCTATGGTAGAAAGTTTCCATACTATTGCTGCAAGATTTAAAGAAGTATCTCATTTAGAATATGCTGCACGTTTACTAGAAGACGAAGCTAATGTTCAGATGAGAAATAAGATATTTACTCAACTAAAACAATCTATTTGGGAACGTAATGAAGTAGTTTATAGTCAAGACGGTTCTAATGTGGTTACTAAGAATCGTAATACTTTTCCTAAACTTAATCTACAAAACAAAATACTTAATAGTTTCGATTCACTTATTCACAATCCTTCTATTATGGCTAATGATATTGCCGTATTAGACGAACTTAAAAACAGATTATCTACACTAAAAAATTCTAACACAAATGAAATCCAAGAAATTACAGAGCAAATTGCTGCAATTTTTAATAAGTATAACTTCGGCATCAATAGACAGGGTGTTGTTAACTACGTTCGTAACTTCGGTGATAACCAACTTTCTAATATCTCTTCTATTGTCGATGATTTGTTAGAGTTTAATAAAGTAGTAGATAAGGCGACTAATCTATTAAAGATAGATAATGAAGCACAACGTATCTATTATGCAGGTGAATATGCTAAAACTAAAGAGAATGAAGAATATGTGGTAGTTCCTTTTGATAAATCTCAACTACAATACAAAGGCGGTTATGCTAATAATATAGCCAATCGTATATCTAATAGATTTAAAGATTATCAGATAGTAGATTCTGAATTTAATAGTATTAATGCAGAGAACAATCTAGTTAGTGATATTTTAAAGAACAACTATATAAGTAAGTTCTTTGAAAGAATTAACGATAATCGTTATAATGATAATCCTGTTAGTAATACCGAACTACGTGATTACTTAGTTAAATTTACTAATATTCCTCAATACAGATATAGTAATATTCTTATTGAGAAAACTTTGTCTAATGGAAAAATAGTCCCAGGTTTACTTCGTCTTACAGATACTGGTTATGAACTAACTGAATATTATCGTGAATTTGGTGCACAATTATACAACGGAGTTAGTAACGAAGTAACAGGAAAGGCTAAATCTTATAAAGATATCAATGCTCTTGAATGGGATATTATTACTCTGAATGAATACGCTAATAATGGTGACAATTATGAGATGACTAAAGGAGTTAAGAAATCTAAGTTCTTTACTCAAACACCTTCTGATGCACCTAAGACTTTCGTATTTAATAGTTATAAGTTAGATTATACTGGACTATTTAATGCTAACGGCTCTATTAATCGTGGACATCCTATATATGTAGCTTATGCTAATATTTATGCTAAAGAACTTGCAGAAATGGCACAAGCTATTAACTTCTTATTTGAGACAACTGTTGAGAATGGAGTAGTAACTATTGTATCAGATGAAAATGGTAAACCTAAGATAAAAGAAGAGTTTAAAGATTTACGTAAATCAGAAGCTAGACTTAATTATCATTATCGTAAAAGTATTCTTGATAGCAATGGCAATCCTACTGGTAATGTATTTAAGTTTAGAAGTTTACTTATTGATAAAGTTAAGAATCTTAGTAGATATAATAGTGAGACAGCCAAAAGAGTAGATATGAATTGGCTGTTCGAGGAAGGCAATGTATTCTCACTCCTTTACGGGGGAAAGAATAGTGAAATATCGCTAATACAAGATGAGAATGGAGAGTATAATATTAGACTTACTGGTGGACTTCGTAATTCTGTATATAATTATATAGATAACTATATTAATTATAGAATACAAGAAGCTATTGCTAAATATAGTTCTGATAAAGAGTTTGTAGATAAGTATAAGAATGCTAGTCAAGAATCATTTAATTCCTTCATTGCTGAAATGGTTCTTAACTATGAGATTCAATATAATAATCTAAATGATATGTTCTTCGGAGATGAAGCATATTATAAAGATTCTCGTGATACTATTAAACGTAACAAAGAATATCAAGCCGGAGGATTAGCTTATGCAGGATATGATTTGTATAATGTACAGAAACATTTGGGAGATATAACAGTAGCTCCTAATAAGACTATTAGTATAGATAGTAGTTTCAAATATATTACTCTTGAAGATGTTCAAAGTAGCGGTAAAGTTCTCGATGATTTAAAGAAGCAATTAGATATAGCTAATGTATCTAAAGAGACTAGAGCTTTTATACTTAAACAGTTCTCTAAAGATAAGTCAGAAGTAACAGATGCTCAATCGTTTATTACTCTTGATGAATTTGTTCGTAGAATGTATCTACGTGGAGAGTATGATAGTTATAAAGATTTAATCGAAGCTCTTTATGACGAAACTAAGCCTATTGACAATGTTAAGTTAGGAGAATTATCTAAGAAGATACAAGTTCAAAAGAACTTCTATTATGACTTAGAAATAGATAATGATGCTAAGTTAGCTAATCCTATTCAGATTAAAAATGCAGAGTTCGTACTTATACCTAGGTTCTTAGGTAATAGTGAACTTGGTGCTTTGGCTAAATATATGACTGATAATAATATTGGTCAGGTTAACTTTACTACTACTGAAAAAGCTACTACTAATAGAGTATTAGAGTTTTGGGATTCTCATGGGAAATTCCCCTCTAAAGAAAGGTTGAAACAGTTTAACTTGGATATTCAAACTAAGTATAAAACTGGTTGGTATTCTAATCTTTATACCCAGCAAGATATTCCTCAACACATGGACGGTGAGAATAAGGCAGGATTGCAAATTGTTAAGAAACTAATAGATAATATTGGTAATACTCCCGAAGGTCAATCTCTTATTAAAGATTTCTTTGATAACTTTACTGCTAATATTCAAGATAGTTTTAAAGATGCTGCTTCTCGTATTGGTGTAGAGATTGATGCTAAAGGTAATGTAGTATACGAAGGTAATCAAGCTAAGATTGATAATAACAAGTTCATATCTCTTATTAAAGACGAGTTAACTCGTAGAGGATTAGACAGTAATTATCGTAAGTATGCTGAAATAAATCCTGAAACTGGATTGCCTTATATGCCTGCTTGGACTAATCTAGTTCGTAGTAAGATAGAGAATATTGTAAATAGTATATTTACTAATCGTGTTACTCGACAAGTACTTCCAGGATTTCATGCTAGTCAAGTTTCAGATATTGGTATGACCGAACTATCAGGTCGTAGTGATTTAAGAGATTTGATGCAATCTAGAGTAGAAGAGAAACATGGTTATTCTCTTGGTCGTAAACTAACGTATCATAAAGACGGTAGTCAGATAGTAGAGATATTGTTACCTAAATGGATGGTAAAGGCTTATAATACTTATGATGCAGAAGGTAATCTAATTAAAGAAGTTACTCTTAAAGATTTACAGTCTGCTGGACTCGATACTATGATTGGTTATCGTATTCCAACAGAAGGTAAACAATCAGTAGCAGTAATGAAAGTTGTAGGTTTATTAGATGAATCTCAAGGCTCTACTATTGTTGTTCCTGATGAATGGGTATTACA